GGACGGCCCATCATCAAGGACAGCTACGTGCAAAACCTGCGCGACGACGGCCTCGCCGCCGTGGCCGACGCCATCCCCTCGACCGAGACTCAGACCCGCAACCGCTATGCCCAAAAACCCACCGCCGAAGGACCACAGCCTGCCAGCGCAAATCAACCCGGACCTCAGCAACCTCAGCCCGCAGCAGCGCAAGGTGCTGCACCAAACGCTGGCAGCAGCACCAACGCAGGCCCAGTTCAAAATCCTGCTCAACAAGGGACTCAGCCGACACGAAGCGGGAGTGCTCCTGCACAATCTGGCGCTCCGGTAGCCGCCGAGGCCCCATCTACCAAAGCACCCACGACCGAGAAGGCCATCGCCGACTGGCTCGTGGACCGCTACATGCCGGACAAGGAAGCCGAGGCCGCCGCCAAAGCCATCGCCGCCCACCCGCAAATGGCAGGGAAGTCCTTCGAGGACTTCAACAAGATGGCCGGCTCCCAACGCGACGCCCTGTTCGCCGAACTCGGCATCACTGGCAGCAAGGCCAAGTCTAAAGCCGCCGACGACCCGTTGCGTTACAACAGCGCGTCAGCAGATCCATTCGCCGCTGCCAAGGCCAACGCCAACAAAGCCGCCGACGAATTACTCAACGCCGTCAACAAATCCAAAACAACGTCGCCCGAGGACATCGCCGACGCGCTCGCCAAGGCGCAGGCTGCCTACGACGACACCATCGAAGGCACGTCCGAACGTGCCGCCGCCGAGAAACGCATCGCCTACCTGCGCGAACGCCAGGTCGTGGCCGACCTCGCTCCAGTGAAGGCGTCCGTGAAGGCCAAGGAGATCACCGAGGCCGACGCCACCGCCGCTGCGGCCCAAGCCGTCGAAGCCAGCGGTCAGACGCTCACACACAGCACACTCCGTCAAGCCCTCGAACTCGGCCTTGGCTGGACCACCGAGCGCTCAAACGTCGCCGCGCACAACCACCTCGGCACCAAGGACCAGTCCGAAACTCCGCTGGCCACCGGCGACCGCGCCGACACCGCCAACCGCCCGCAGCCAACGCCGTTCTCCGACGAGGGCAAAGACCCCAGCGCCGCACGCATGGGACCGGACCTCAGCATCAAGAGCAAGTCGCCTCTGCGCAAAAACAGCGCCTACTCCCGCTCCAAACTGTTGACTCTGGCCCGCATCAAAGACCCGGCCAAGAAAGCCTGGGCACGCCAGGCCTTCGCCGCCATGGAGGACAGCTTCCAGCGCCACCACGCGCTGTATGACGCCATCGCTGTCGGTCCCGCCGCGGTGCGCCGCCTGAATGGCAGCATGACCGCCGTGGAAGAGATCGACGGCCGCATCACCCGCCTGCTCGACCTCGACGCCATCGTGGCGAACTTCGACTACCTCAGCAATCCGGCCGACGCCATCCGCGCCACCGGCATCGAGGAGGACATCCACGCCGTCGTCCTGCGCCTCGCCCGCACCCAGCCGGAGAAATACGGTCGCGAAGCCATCCGCCGCCAGTGGCGGAGTCTGCCGCAGATGCTCCGTGCCCAGGTCTGGCAAGCCTACGACTACGGCCGGACCACCATGCCCGCAAAGCTTACCGCGGCACAGGAATACCACATGCAGAACGAGTTTCTGCGCATGCTGGTGCAGGACCAGGCCTTCGCCCAGGCCATCACCGAGACGGTAGACACCCCCACCACGCTCGTCGCGTGGATCCGCGACTTGCTGCGCGACCTGTCCAAAACCCTGCGTGACCTCATGGGCTTGGTTGACGCCCCGCTCCGTGCCGAACTCGAAGGCATGGTGGCCCAGATCGCCGACCAGCTTCGCATCTACGAGGGCAAAAGCCGTGGCAACGAGGACCGCCTCGCCACCCTCGACTACCTGCGCGACCCCGCCGGCATCGCCCTCCAGGCCATGGAGAACGGCGTCCTCTTCGACCACCTCGCCAAGACCGACCCAAGCCTCTCCCCCGAGGCCATGGCCCGCGCCTTCGACCTGCTCACCCCCGAGCTTCAATCCATCGCGTACCGCGCCTACCGCTCCAGCAAACAACCAGGCACGAAGAACCAGGAACGGAAAGAGAACAAGTCCGACCTCCTCCGCCACCTGCTCACCGCCATGACCGGCGACCGCAGTGTGTCCCGCGAGGTGCAGACTGCGCTGCTGGCATCCTCCGACCGTTTGGGATTCCCGCCCGAACTCGAATTTGCCCAGTTCATCCAAGGGGGCACCAATGAAGGTGGCAGCATGCCGAATGCCCGCCAGCGTGCTCGTATCGAAGCCGCCGAGGCTGAAGGACGCGAAGAAACCCCAGCTGGTGGTCATGGCAGTCTCATGGTCTGGCCAGACGAAGCGCAGTTTGTGCGAAAACACGGTTTCGGACGCACCCACCTCAACACCACTGCGCTGGCCATGTATCAGGCCGCCAAAGCGGGCAGCCAGCCCGCGATGGATCGCCACGCTCGACTGCTTGTGCGTGAATTGACCGAAGAATTGGGGGAAAGCCCCGAAAATGCGCAAAACACCGCCGATACACTCATGTCGGCAGCAAAAATGGCGGCAGGAACGATGCAGGGAGAGAGAGGCCGACCTGCCGGAGAAGCGCCAGGCACTACGAGCAGCACCGCTGACTCGCAACGTGGGTATCTCCCTGCATCTACCCGCTCCACGAATCTCCTCTCCCGCCTCGTTTCCCGCCTCACCCAGCGCACCGAGGCCCCGCCTGCCGACCTCCTCGCCCTGCTCAAACAGCAGCCCGAGGCCGCCCGCAAGACCCTCGCCAGCCTGCACGCCCGCCTGCTCCGCGCCAGCGCCGATCTCGCCGGCGCCCAGTTCGCGCAAAGCCAGACCATCACCCCTGCGACACTGGCACGCCAGGTCGCTGCCGCCGTCACCAGCACCCCGCCACCACCGCCCGCGCCAGCAGTCAACACGGCGCCTCAATCGCGCCCCGTGCCGCGCACGCCGCTGGCCATCACTGAGGCGCCGCGCCCCGGCGCCAGCCGCCCTGCCTACGTCAACCCGCAGGCCATCGACGCCATGGTCGCCGACATGGCCGACCGCCGCCAGCGCATCGCCGAGGTCGAAGAAGCTCTGGCCAAACGCGATGCCGAGATCGAGGCATTCGCGAAGCGCAACAAAATCGACAACCTCGTCACGGCCAAATACAAGCTCGAGGAACAGGAGCGCCGCGAGGCCGAGCGCCGCAAGGTGATCGCCGAAAACCGCGCCAAGTTCTTCCTGCGCGACAACGCCCTGCGCGAGATCGAGCAGGCCCGCCAGAACGGCCGCAACGTCGAGAAGGAGTCTCTCATGTTCCTCCTTGGCACCGGTCAGATCGGCCGCCGCCGTGGCGCCGCCGACCTGCGCCTCATGGGAGAGTCGGAGAAGCGCATGCTCGCCGCCCTTGGCATCGGTGTGGACACCGCCACGGACGGTGGCTACTACTACACCCTCAGCCGCCTGAAGTCCGCCCTCCTGGCCGTGGAATACACCCTGGACGGCAGCGCCGAGCGCCAGCTTGCGCTCGACGAACTCGACTACGTGCGCCAGCAGCCCGTCGAGTGGCAGACCGCCCCGGACGACTCGAAACCCGCCTACGTCCAGTGGCACCGCGGATGGGAGCACCTCATCATCCGCGACAGCGCGCTGGCCGACCTGGCCCTCACCATGCCAAACGTGGCTGCCGCCATCCCGCACAGCGAGTCCGAGCGCCGCGCCACCCTGGGCCTGCCCGCCCAGCCCGCCCCGACCACCGAACGCCCCGTCTCCGCAGAGAAAAAGCAGGATAGTCCATCCCCCACACCCACCGCCTCACCCACACACACACGCGTGGAGGCGCGAGACGAAACCACCCCTGTGGAGGCACCCCCGGCAGCCCGCGCACCCGCCGCACGCCCCTCGCCAAAGGCCCGCATCCCCCTCGGTGGCAAACTGTCGCTGCCCGCCGAGTTCGCGTCCCAGGACGATCTCGACGCGTTCAACTACCAACTCGACCGCGAGTCCCTGCTGCGCGAGACAACCACCGCCGCCGAGCGCCGGAAGGCCACCGAACGCATCCAGTCCCTCCGTGCCCGCCTCATCGACGAGTCAGGCGCTACCAAGGAGGCCATCGAGCAAAAACTCGCCGACTACCACCGCGCCGTCATTGACGGCGCGAAAAAAGCGGATCCGGTCGAGGTTTACCGCCCCACCCCGTTCCACGCCTTCGCTGGCGCGATCACGGACACCAGCGAGGCCACGCTGCCCGCTCCCGTCGGTGGCGACATCATCAGCGGCATGAAGGCGCAGGGCATCCGCCACCTCGGCCCGCCGGACAACAGCGACGGCTGGGCCTGGTATCGCGAACTCAAAGCCGACGCCGCCATGTCCAAGATGAAACCCCGCGAGGCCAACCGCCTCGCCAAGGCTGGCGACATCACCGACGCGAAGGCCCGCCTCGCGTGGATCGACATGCATGTGGTCTCGCAAACCGGCGGTCGCTCCATCGACGAGGCCGCCGCCGAGCTCAATGAGTCCGAGTACCAGCAGTTCCCGATCACCAGTGGCGAGGAACTCGGCCGCGCCATCATGGACGCCATCGCCACCCGCCTCACCGCCCGCGATGCCGCCCCTGACCCCGTCGTCCAAGCCGAAAAGCAGGCCATCCAGCAGGGCGGAGACTTCCGTGCCGTCGCCGAAGGTGCCCCCGGCCAGCCCTTCACTGGCCGCACCCTCGCCGCCCGCGTCCAAACCGGCGACGAAATCCAGATCGGCTCCGAATGGCTCACCGTCACCGACATCGATGCCGAGGAAGGCACCGTCGCCCTCGACAGCGACCGCTACGGCCCCCAAGCCATTGAGCCTGACCAAACCATCCGCCTCCGTGCCATCGGTGACGAGTCGCTCAGCGACTCGCCAGCGACTCGCTCAACCGTCGCTCAACCCTCGCTGAGCGATCTCCAAAACGACCCCGACGTCATCGCCGCCCGCGACGAACTCCTCGCCGCCATGCGCGAGGCCGGCATGCTCTCCGCCTCCGACCGCATGGGAGCCATCGGCTATGTGAATGACAATGGTTCTGTCTCTCTTAAATTCGGCCAACTCAGCAAACTCCGTCACTCAGAGACAAAACACGCCCAAAACACCTTCCGTTATGTCGCAGCAGAAGGCACCGTGTTCTGGTGGAAAACCCCAACCGAACTCGAACAGGAAGCGGTGGCCGCCGAATTTGAACGCCGAGGCTATTCATCCCCGCGCCATAAAAACATCCTCACCAGTGACACTGAGTCCAGCCTCAAAACACAGGACTTAATCCACGGTAAACTCCCCGCCTCCCACCGTTTCACCCCCGAGGAAATCGCCACCGTTCGCGAAGAACTGGCATCCAACCGCCTGGATGATGCCTACCAGGGCGGCAACGCCTGGTTCCACCCGCGCACCCAGAAGTGGATCAATCTCGGCATGGAACCCCACTTCATGGCCGCGCCGATGATCCACCAATGGGGCTACGGCCCCGCCATGGTGGATGGCTGGGCTCGCGTCGTGACCGAAACCAACTCCCGTGGCGAGCGCACCCTCGGCGTCGAGTTCTACGGTCCCCTCACCCGCCGCATCCAGCGCGTCATGTTCGACACCGCCCTCACTCGCGGCATCGACCCCGACAACATCGCCTACGACCCCCACGCCGAACGCTACTACGGCAAAAAATACGACGACGAAACCGGCGACCTTCTCTCCGCCTCCCCTCGCCAACTGGAAAAACTCCGCGACGATGTCCTGCGCTCCAACCTGTTGGAATCCCGCATGCGTGGTCCTCGTGCCTGGCTCACCCCAAGAGCGGAATGGATCAATGTGCAGGAGCATCGCGAGGTCTTCCCGCCAAAACCCCACATTCTGCACAGTTACGACGCCATGCATCAAGCGGGCTTCGTGCGCGTGGCCCACTCCATGCTGCTGCATGCCGAGTTCCACACCGGTCGCCTAACTCCCGCTCAACGCCGCGAACTCGAAAACACCGCCATTGAACGGCAGACCGAACTCTCTCTCGACCCCCAGCCCCTCCCCGCCTCCCCCCGCTTCCGCAACGCCGCCTCCCAGTTCGCCGACACCGCCTGGAACAAAAACATCCGCAGCTTCCCGGCTTTCCTCGACTTCGCCGCCAAAACCGTCCCCGAGGCCTTCCCGGTCCTCAAGACCCCGCACCTGCGCAGCGCCTGGAACACCATCCTAAACGAAAAAGACTTTCCTGAGATCACCCGCGCCGAAGAGGCCGACGCCCTGCGCCCTTACGGCAGCCCGAAGATCGAGCGCCGCTTCGGCGAAATGCCGCCCGACATCGCCGCCCGCGACGAATCCATCACCCCCGAGTCCCTCGGCATCCCCACCGTCAAACTCGCCAAGCAAGCTAAACCCGTCCCCCCTACCGACCTGCTCGGCAACCCAATCGCAGAACACGAAGAGGAGGATGAAGACGAATCTGGCGACTCAGAAGACAAGGTGCAGAATCGCGGTTCCACCGAACTGCAACGCCTCCAAGCCATCGACGAGCTGTACGGCCCTCTCGCTCCCGGCGTCGAGGTCATGGAGACGCAGAACCAGGACGGCGACACCGTGCCCCACATCATGCGTGGACGTGGACTCATGCTCGCCATCGACGGCCAGCCCCACGTCGCCATCCGGTCTGTGGCCTTGCCATCGATCGGCACCGGTCACGCCCCCGGCGTCCGCTTCCTCCCGCTCGCAGGCGACAAATCCAACTGGACCGGCCACATCAACAAAGCCCTCCGCATCGCCGATCCACAGCTCGACGACCACACCGACATCTACATCGAGCCCTACGGTGGCGGCCTCGTCTATCTCCAGAACCTGGAACCTCTCCTGCGCACCACGAAGCCCGTCTTCATCGCCTCCAGCCAGGAGTTCGAGCCAGACCGCAATCTCATCTACACCACCCTCCAGCGTGGCGATGCCGCCGCCCTGGCGGACATTCAAGCCATACTGAGCGACATCAACCACAAACCCCAAACCGACGCCGGCGAGGCCCTCGTGCGTGTGTTTTACACCAAGTCGAAAAAACGCATCGTCCGCAAGCTCTCCCCTGGTGCCGCAGCGCAACTCCCCAACCTCGTCGCACTTCTCCAGCGCCCTAATGTCAAAATCCTCCCATGGAATGACGTCCAGACCTTCGAGCGCGCCACTGCCTTCGCCCAGCAAGGCAAACGCGTGACGCTGCTGGAAGACTCCAACTACGCCGACCTCTACGCCGAAAAAACCCAGGACCAATACAAAGACATCGACACGCATCCGGACATGTTCAATGCCGGCAAAATCACCGACTTCATCGGCAAAGACCCCAAAAAACTGCTCACGCAGAAACTCCCCGTCTATCGTGCCGTCCTCGACGCCGGCGGCACCGTCATCGCCACCAACAACATGAACCCCGACCTCATCAACGGCCTCCTCGCGGAGTTCGGTGATGCCGGTCACTGGTTTGGTTACGCCCACCGCACCCGTCCCGTGCCGGACGGCTTCATGCGCCACCCGGATGGCAAGGGCGTTCTTTGGTCCACCGAGCGGCCAGAATACCTTGCTATCCTGCGAAAAGGAGTCGTTAATCCCACCACAGGAGCACCCAAATATGGAACAGACACCTCAGCAGGACTTGACTATCGGACAGGCCCACGGCGGTTACTGGAAGGACTTGATCGCGCAGCACAACCTCGTCGAACGCCAAGTCCTCACACAGGAGGAAGCCTCGAAGCTGCTCAATCACTCCGTGGACCAACCCATACCAACGGACCTAGCCCAAGTGCTGGACCGGTGCCTGGCAGCGACGGCAAAAAAACCGATCCCCGCACCCCAGTCCTAGACGCCACCATGTCCGGCGGTCCCGACTGGGACTTCACCCAAAGCGCCCAAGTCGCCGCTGAACTCGACGCCGGATGGAGATCCGCTGACGAGCGTGATGCCGAGATGATGGCCGCCGGCGGCATCGACGACACCGAGGACGCCATCACCCTCGACGAACTCGAACGCGCCGAGATCGAGCGCCAACGCCAGTTCTACCGCGATATCAACGGCAACACCCGCCCCGAGGCACTCCAAGCCTCCCGCCGCATCCACCCCGCCACCGGCCAGCCCCTCGCCGCATCATCCCGCAAAAAAGGACCCACCTTCCCCGGACTCAAGAAGCCCACGCTGCCCGCGCCCACGCCGCGCCCTGAACTCTTCGATGAATGGGCAGCCGCACTCGGCTACGCCAATTCACTCTACGGCTACCGTGGCGAACCCACACCCGGCGAACGCACCGGCTACGGCAACACCGAAGGCAATGGCATCTACCTCATGCGCAGTCGCGACGAAGCCGAGCCGTTCGGCCATGTACGCCGCGTCCAGTTCCCTGAACCGCACCGCCCCTTCCTCGTCACCGGCGACGATCTCTACCTCCTCAACGAGTCCGAGGACCTCGACCAGCCCATCGACCCCGCCAAGGACACCCCCTGGCTCCAGGCCAGCAAATACGCCGCCCAGCACGCCCACAACCTCGGCAAAGGCCGCTGGGACGCCCAGCTCGCCGGCGACATCCTGACCAAGCTCCTCATGGAGTCCGGCTACGACAGCGTCTATGTCAAAGGCATGCCCGACGACTGGGTCGTCCTCCTCCGCACCACCCGCCCCGGCCAAAAACCCCTCGCCCCCCTCCCAGCCTCAGCACGCACCCCAAGTGATGCGGGCACTTCTGCCCGCACCTCTCCCCGTCTCGCGGCAGCGCCCCGCGAAGTCGAGCCCGGCTTCTACTCCAAACTCGAGCAGGTCATCACCGACAAACTCCCCGCCAAAGGCAACTCTCCCGCCAGCGTCAAAGCCCTCCTCGAAAATAACGGCGTCAAGACCGATGAAATCAAATGGTCCGGCCTCCTCCCCTGGCTCCAGGAACAAGCCAAAACCGGCCCCATCGCCCAGTCCGCCCTCCTCGACTACCTCCGCACCCAAGGGGCCGTGAAGTTCAGCGTCACGCAGCTCGGCGGACCCCTCATCCCCGCCAACGATGAAAAGCGCTACCGTGAACTAGTCCGCATTTCGGACCCCACCCCTGAGCAAGAAGCCGAACGCATCGCCATCTTCCATCGCCGGCACAACGCTCGCAAAAGCACCGCAGAAACCCGCAACACCCAATGGCAACTCCCCGGCGGCACCAATCCCCAAGAAGTCGTCATCACCTGGAATCAGTCGTTACCACCTGAGCCGACCCATGAGGACCGCGCCAACTCCATGTCGCGCCGCGAATTGATCCAATGGTATCGCACGCATATTTTCGACGACATCCCCCAGGACGCCTCCGAAGACGCCGTCACAACCGAGCGGCTTCGACAATTGTTCATCCAAAACGCCACCCTCCACCCGAGCAACAACCCCTACTACAAAACGCCTCCACGCGTCTCCCCCAACTACCCCGAAGACACCACCCACTACGGCGACCTCGACGCCCTCGCCTGGTATCGCGCCAACGACCGCACCCTCGACGGCTCCCCCGGCCTCTTCGTCGAAGAATTCCAGTCCAAATGGCACCAGCTTGGACGGGACAAGGGCTATCGGGGGGACCGACAGGCTAATGGGCTTCCGACCGCTTTCACCCTCAAAGAAAACGCAGGGGGATGGAGCGTTTATGACGCACAAGGACGCGATGCAGGCTGGGCAGAAACACAAGAGGATGCTATCAAAGCAGCACTGAAATACGAAGGAGGAAGTGATACCGGCATCCCCGACGCCCCCTACCGCACCGCCTGGCCCCTGATGCTTTTCAAGCGTGCCCTGCGCGACGCCGTCGAAGCCGGCAAAGCCTGGATCGGCTGGACCACCGGCGACACCCAAGCCGACCGCTACGACCTCAGCAAGCAGGTGGACCGAATTCGTTACATCCCGGGACACCAACGACTGCTCGCCGACAAAGGCGGCACGAACGTGATCGACCAAACAGTGCCGCCCGAGAAACTCGCCGACCATGTAGGCAAGGACATCGCCGAACGCCTGCTCAACAACCCCACCCGCATCATTGACGCCCTCGGTGGCGCACAGCACGAACTCTCCGGCCTCGACCTCCGCGTCGGTGGCGAAGGCATGCGCAAGTTCTACGACGACATCCTCGTCAAAGAGTTCGGCAAATACGTCAAGCAGTGGGGCGGCAAGGTGGAGCAGTCTGAGATCAACACCAGCACCACGCTGTCCACCCCCGAATTTAAACCCATCTCAGGCAGCGACTGGGAAACATTCGCTGGCGCTGAGGCTTTCGCCAATGGTGACCGGCCTCTATTTGCGGAAACCACCATCAATGTGGACGGCCAGCCGGAATCCGTGGTTGTCATCATCGATGCCAACGGTCTGCAAATGGTGTCATCTGAAGGCGAAACCAACTGGATGGCCCCCAATGACGTTTTCCCCGGTCAGACTTCCTCCGGCTGGTGGCGCTCCGCCGCATCGGCCCAGTCCGCCGTCGAGATCGCCTGGAAAGTCGAAATGAGCAAGTTCTGGCGCGAACTCCAGCCCATTGTGGGCGAAGGCGTGGCCACCCCACGCCAAGGCACCACCCCCATCTGGCGCATCACCATCACCCCCCAGATGCGCGAGAGCGTCTCCCGCGGCCAGCCCCTCTTCGCCGCCACACGCTTCCCGCTCGACCGCGCCCTGGCACCCACCGCCACCGCCCCAAACGCCCTCTTCGCGCCGTCTCCCCGTCTCCCTGTCTCCCCGTCTCCAAGTCTGCTAAACGCCGCCTACACCGCCGCAGCACGCGGCCAGAGCAGCCAATGGCTGCCGATCCGCGCCGTCTTCGCCCAGGCCCGCCTCCTCGACCCACGCCTCACCCCGGACGCCTTCATGGCGGCCGTCAAGGCCGCCGACGACGCCGGCACGGTCTATCTCTCCCCGCCGGAGTCCGCCGCCACCGTCGCCGCCGCAGGCCCCTTCCAGCTTCGCAACGCCTCCGGCATCGTCGTCACGGACATGACACTGGCTCCGTCCGCGCTCGCCGCTTCAAATCGCCGCAACTCGCGACAAACCAGTGGCTTTCTAGCCCCGCAGGGTGTAGCTTGGAAGCATGGAGAATCTCGGCTTATTCAAGGGCTCGCCCAAGCAGACGCTTTCAAAGGAACAGGCGTTGGCCTTGTTTCGAGCGAATCAGAAAAACCGGAAACTTACACGCGTACCGGGCGATCAATTCCGCCCTACACCGAACGCGCAGACCTCTCCGACCTTGCCTACGAAGAAGCAAAGCTGATCGAACGCGCCAGTGCTGAAGGATTCTTCTGGGACAACGCCCAAGTCGAAAAAATCATCGCCTACCTTGGCGACGCCGGCGGCGGCACCGAGCACGATGTTTACATCACTGGCGAAAAACGCCATCTGATCGTCATCCGCAGCACCATCCTCGACAGCTACGGCTTCCAAGGCCGCTCTCCGGCTCAATACCTCCAGCGCCTCCAGAGCTACAACACCGCATTCCCCGGCATCCAGACGCGCATGATCGGCGTCTCACGCAACACGCGTGGCAACGGCGTCATCTGGACCGTTCAGCCCTTCGTCGAAGGCATCGAACTCAAGGATGACAAGCGCCTCCAAAGCCTCATGGAGGCCAAAGGCTGGGTCCGCATCGACGGCCCCGGCGACGACACCATCGTCTATCGCCACCCCCCGACCGGCGCCATCATTCGCGACGCCCACACTGGCAACATCCTCGTCAAAGGGAAAGAACTCTTCCCCATTGACGTCATCGTCACCAGCCTCGGCTCACTTTCCGAAGTCGCCCCGTCTCCCAGTCTCCTAGTCTCCCCGTCTTCGCCCCTCCCCGCCGCCCAGCGCGTCGAGCAGGCAGCCGCCCAAGTCGAACCCAATCCCACCCCAGCCCAGCAGGACGCCGGCAACTACCAGAAAGGCCACCTGCGCTGGAACGGCCTCGACCTCACCCTCGAAAACCCACGCGGCACCGAGCGCACCGGCCGCAGCAAAGATGGCCGCGAATGGTCCGTCACGCTGCCGCACCACTACGGCTACATCAAAGGCACCACCGGCAAGGACAAAGACCACATCGACTTCTTCATGGGGCCAAACCCCGACTCCGACCACGTCCTCATCATCAACCAGCGGAAACTTGAAACTTCAAACCTGAAACTTGAAACTGGCGCAGCCGCCCAGTTCGACGAGCACAAAATCATGCTCGGCTTCCCGGACGCCGCCTCCGCCGCCCGCGGCTACCTCGCCGCCTACGAACCCGGCTGGAAAGGCCTCCAGTCCGCCGTCCCCACCACCGTCGCCGGCCTCAAACACTGGCTCACCCACGGCAACCACACCCGCCCCGCCAAACCCTCCGACATCCCCGTCAATGATGTCAGCAAAGTCAATCCGGTCCCTCTGACCGCAGCCGCCGCTGCCCGCCCAGCGACCACCCACACCCTCCCGGACGGCTACCACCTCACCGGCCCTGGCCTGCACCTCCTGCCCGCCAGCATCCGCGCCCACCACGGCACCCCGCACGACATCCCGCTCGAGTCAGGCTTCTCCACCGCCAAAATCGGCTCCGGCGAAGGTGCCCAGGTCTATGGCTGGGGCCTCTACTTCGCCGAGGCCATGAAGGTCGCCGAGCAATACCGCAAGGCCCTCAGCTATCCCATTTTCCGCATTGGCGACAAAGAGTTCTTCCAGCGCGAAGGACCCGAGGCATTCAAAAAATGGGCCATCGCCCATGTCGGCCAGGACTGGCCTCGCGCTGCCGTGCGCTACTTCGAGCACGCCGTGGACCAGTTCTACCACGACAGCACCACCTACGGCTACAGCTTCGACGCCGCCTCCAAACGTGCCAAAGACACGATCCGCAACTTGCTCGCGCAGGAACAGGTCGAGAGCTACCGCATCCAGGAGGTCACCGACGCGTTGAGCCGCATCACTGACAACGCCATCGACACCACCCCCTACGACTCCCTCGAAGGCCGTTGGACCGCCCGCGCCGTCGGATGGAAACCCGGCGAGGAATCGTTCTCCATAGACGCCAAAGCCTTCAACGACATCTGGAGCCGCCTTGGCTGGTATGCCGCCACGTTCGCCGACGCGCCTGCTCGATTGAAGTCCGAGTATGAAGCACAACTCAACGTCCAGTCCGAGGAATATGACCGCCTCCTCGACAGTGGCAGGACCTCGGCGGACCCTATGGTTCTGGACACTTCCTCCCGCGTCCGCCTCGCCCAGGCCGCCCTCGACCTCCTGAACTCCGGCAAAGTCGTGCCCGAGGCTAACAAACGCCGCGGCAACCTTTACACCGTCGAACTCCTTGGTGACCCGGCTGAGTTTCTCGATTGGAATGACGACCTCATCAACCACCCCCAAGAAATCCAGCAGCGCTTCATGGACGCCCTGCTGCCCGTGATTGGACACCAAGTCGTCGATGGCCGACTGCCTGAATATCGCCGCTCGATGACCAGCACAGAATTTCCTTGGCTCGTGCTCAATACCAAAGGCTACTCGACCATGAACGACTACGCGACCCGCGAGGAAGCGGAGCAAGGCCGCAAGGAACTCGATCACAATTACGCCTACCAGGACATCGGCAGCACCTACCGTGATGCCTCCCAACAAAAGGGCATGACACCGCAAAAGGTGTCTGAGGCTCTAGCCAAGGCCGGCATCAAAGGCATCCGCTACACCGACGCCGCCAGCCGCTACCGCATCGAGAAAACCAGCCACGCGTGGGAAGTGCTGACCAGTACGGGCAAACTGGTTGCCAAAGAACCCACCGAGGAAGCCGCTCGCGCCGCCATGGCCAAGCTGCAAACCTACAACTACGTCCTCTTCGACGACAAACTCGTCAAGATCATCGAGCGCAACGGCCAACCCCTCTCCTCTTCTCCCAGTCTGGCCGCCTCCCCCCGCGCTCAACGCCTCCAGGCCTGGCAGAATGTCCCCGGCAAAGGCGATCCCGAATCGCTGCAGACAGGCTATATCAGCGGCAAGCACAACGCCACCATCGCCGCCCGCGCCAAAGAGCGGGGCGACATCGGGCTCCTCATCACGCCACTGATCCCCAGTTACCTCGCCCACACGACCGACTACCCATTCGTCGCCATCGACAACGGCGTCTTCTCGAAAGCCACGCCCTTCGACCCGGCGGCCTTCAAACAACTCGTCGACCGTGTGGCCGCCACACCAGCGGTGCGCGCCAAAACACTCTTCGTCGTCGCTCCAGACGTCGTGGGAGACGCCGCCGCCACGCTCGACCGTTTCCCGGAATGGGCGCGCTTCATCCACGACAAACAACTGCCCGTCGCCCTCGCCGCGCAGGATGGCCTCGAGGACATCCGCGCCCGCATCCCATGGGATGACATCGACGTGCTCTTCATCGGCGGATCCACCGAATGGAAAACCGGCCAGATCGCCCCGGCAAAGCGGGCGGCCTGGGCCGGAATCTTCATGGAGGCCCACCGCCGGTCTATCCCCGTCCACATGGGCCGCGTGAATACCAACGACCGCATCGCCGGCATCGCCCAAATCGTCGGAGCCTCCACCGTCGATGGCACTTACCTCGCCTTCGGCCCGGATAAAAACCTGCCGAAACTCGAGCGCATGCTCGACCAGTTGAATGTCCACGGCAACGACCTCGGTGCGCAGCAATTCCCCGAACTCGGTCGCGCTCCCAGCATCAACGAACTTTACGACATCGCCCTCGACGACACGATCATCTCGCCCGACCAACTCGGGGCCTACGAACCGGCCACCAAGGAAATCAACGCCATCCGCGTCTCGATGGGACTCCCCACCTTGGACGGCAAACGCGACCAGCAGCTCGAACTCGCCCTCTTCGCCTCCCCCCGCCCCCTCTCCGCCCTCAGCTCCACCGTTTCCCGCGCCGCCCAAACCACCTCCACCGCCGCGGCCTCCATCGCCCGCCTCACCGGCCTCGAAGCGCCGCTCGCCACCCTCGGCTCCAACAACCTCGACAAACGCCTCTCCGCCGCCCTCGACCGCGTCGCCGCGCCCAAGGTGAACTCCGCCAAAGCCGCCGCCCTCGCCTGGCTGAACCAGACCGAAGGAGCCGCACCCACCGTGAAGGGCTTCATCGACCAGCTCCTGCCAAACGCCCTCATGCCCCGCGAATGGCTTGCCCTGAAGCACGAAATGGACCGCAAGGCCGCCTTCGGTGCCGAGCAGGCCAACGACCTCATCCGCGCCCTCAGCGACAAAGCCCGCCTCTCCGACCTCGCCTACCCGCCGGAGTTCTCCCAGGACCCCAAATGGCGCATGCAGATGTTCGACGCCATGGAGGGCAAACTCCCCCTGTCCAGCCTCCCCGAGCCGCTCCAGCGCCTCGCCGAGCGCCTCCGCACCATGCTGCGCCAGACCGGTGAGGAACTCGTGAAACAGGGCCTCATGAACCCGGACACCTTCGAGGAACTCCAGGCCAACGGCTGGATGCCCCGCTACACCGAGGACGAAGCCCTCGCCGCCGGCGGTTCCTTCCTGAAAGCCTTCAAGCTTGGCGTCCGCGATCTCCTCCAGCAGCGCTCCACCGCCTACCACGTCGTCGATACCTCCCGCCGCGACCGCACCGGCCAATACGTCACCGTGAACCGCGAGGAAGGCGGCAAGCGCAACCGCTGGCGCTTCCGCGACAAAGCCCAGCGCGACGCCTGGTTCCAGACCTTCCTCCGCCAGCACATCCTGACCCAGCTTCGCGACGAGTCGCCGGAGGTGAAGGCGATGCTCACCCCCATGGGCCGCAACGACCGCGCCGCCGTGCGCGACCAGATCCGCAAGCTCACCCTCGACGACTTCGCCGCCAAAGAAGCGCTCTCCCCGGTCCTGCGTCGCATGATCAAGGACCTGAGCTACCAGGCCCAGCAGCGCTTCCAGACGGTCGATCCCTTCACCCCCGAAAAGCTCGTCAAAGACCCCGTCTATGCGGTCGCCCGCTACGTCCTCGGCCAGTCGCACAACGCCGCCACCATGGAACTCATGCGCTCCACCGCGGCGAACCCAGAATGGACCACCGACGTGGACACCGCCGGCTTCACCCTCATTCCCGACAGCCCCCGCTTCGGACCCCTCGCCGGTAAATACCTGCGCGAGGACATCGCCCGCCAGATCCTTGACCTCGTGGACGTGCCAAACGCCGCCCTCCGCGCCTACGACGGCCTCCTGCGCAAATGGAAAGCCGCCAAGCTCGTCTGGAACCCCGGCTCCCATATCCGCGACGCCATCGGCAACACCGTGTTCGCCTACCTCGGCGGCAATTCCATCTGGAACCCCGGCAACTGGCAGCACTACCGCGACGCGATCCAGATCCTCCGCGAAGGCCAGTCCCAGGATGGCACCACCTTCGCCGAACTGCTCGAACAGCAGGTCCTCGGTGGTGACGCCTACTCCACCCAGGTCAAGGAGCGCCTGAAAGGCCTCCTACCCGACACCAAGACCATCGAGGATTTCAATCCCGGCCGCCTGCAGCGCACGCTGATGGGCTTCGGGTCGGCTTTCCACGGCACCAACGAATGGCTCTCCGACATCCGACGAGTCCCTGACGACTTCTACAAGATCGCCGCTTACCTGCGCTACAAGAGCCAGTTCAAAAACTTGAAACCTGAAACTTCAAACTTGGAACTCCAAAGCCGCGCAGCGGCTGAGGTCAGAAAGTGGTTCCCCTACTACGACCGCCTCGGCTCCAGTGGCACCACGAAGGCCATCGGTCGCTTCATTAACCCGTTCTTTTCGTTCTTCCGCGAGTCCACCCGCATCCTGCTCACCGCCGCCCACGAGCGCCCGCTGGCGCTCACCGCCGCCCTGGCATTCCCCGCCGCTTTGTCCTCGCTCTCCGCCATGCTCCTCGGCCTCGACGACCGCGACCGCGAAGAGATCGAAAAAGACCTCGCCGGACGCGGACTCGGCATCCTCGGCCTTGGCAATGCCCACCTGTTCTCCATCCTGCTGCCCATGCGCAGCAGCCAGGGCCAGGTGCAGCAGTGGGACATCTCCAGCACCATGCCCTTCGCCGACCTCCTCGGCTCCCGCATCGTCCCGCTGGAAGAGAAAGAATCCGCGTTCCAGACCGCCTGGCGCAAGCTCCTCTCCGCCGGCCCCGTCATGGGCCTCGCCTACTCCTGGGCCACCAACCGCGACACATTCTCCGGCCGCCACATCGTCGAGGCTGACATGACGACGGGCGAACAACTCCGCGCCTACACTGGCCACGCCGCTGGCGTCATGCTCCCGCCGCTGGCGCCCGACCTCATCGGCGCAGGTCCGCTGAGCAGGGCAGGGGAGGTCCAGACCAACAAGACGCTCCAGACCTACGACCCCACCCAGACCTGGCTGCGCTCGTTCTTCGGCCTCAACGTCAAGTCCGCCGAACCGAACCTCTACCGCCTCGCCGACGATTTCCGCGTCTCCCAGGGCATCCAGAGCACCCAGGGCTACGACTACGGCACCACCCGCGAAAGCCGCGCCAAACGCGCCCTGGTGGCCGCCCTGGCCCAGCCGGAGCCGGATCTCGCCCGCGTCAAGGTGCTCGCCGAAAAGCTGCGCGAACTCGGCATCAGCCTCGCCACACCGAAGGACATCGAGAAGGTCCTCAAAATCATCGACCCCGCCCAGGTCATCGGCGGCGGCCACCGGAAGGACGGCACCGGCATCACCGCCGCCGACGCCCGCCAGCGCTTCCGCGCCAGCCTGCCCCCCGAGGCCCGCCAGAACTACGAGCAGACCCTCCAACTCTACCAGCGCATCCTCGCCCGCGCCCCGGTCATCATCACCCGCGCCCGCAACCAGTAACCCACCCCCACCTTGACAAATCCACACCCCATGTCACACTGACACCATTGCAAGACGGCAACGGGCTGGATCTACCCCCACCCGCGCTCATGAGTCGCCCGAACAACCCGCCCCGGACTGATCCCCGTGGGCGGGTTTTTCATACCACCCCGACCCGTCCGAAACGTCGGACCCGTCAGACTCACCCGCCGCGCAAGAGCGCAACAAGCCACCCCTTGTTGCGCTCCCTCCCTGAAAAATCTTTGCTTATCCTGTGGACTAAAAGCTAAAGACCCCGATACTACTGTCGCAACAAAACCCTCACCACACACACCATGAGCACACACACCCACCGCATCTTCGACACCTTCAACCGCCGAATCGTCAGCAGCCATCGGTCGCTACGCACGGCAGTCATCGCCGCCAGCAAATTCCAGCGCCGAGTCCGCAGAAGCAACGGCCCCAACAGCTACATACCGACCAGAATCGAATATCTAACTCAAGACGACGACCCTCAATGGCTCGCTGTTCCCTTCGATGAAATCCACGATGCCGAATACGCCGCAGGCATCCGCTAACCCACCCCCACCCACCATGACCACCCTCGCCCCCCCACCCACCACCACCGCGCTCCACCCCTTCTACGAAACCCTCGGACCCGGCCCCTACCGCTTCGTTGGCTGCTACGACCTTGGAGCCGCCCAGGACCCCACCAGCGCCAGCAACTTCGGCAACCTGCGCGGGTGGCTCGCCGACGCGCCCAAGCTCAAAGCCGGCCTCGGCACCTGCGCCCACTGCGGCACCGCCATCCTGAACATCTGCATCGTCCGCGTCGGCAACGGTGACCTCTACGGCGTCGGCGAGGACTGTGTCGAGAAATGCAGCCAGGGCGGTCTCTGGACCGGAGCCAAAGCGGTCCTCGCCGCCCGCCGCAACGCCAAAACCCGCGCCAAAGCCCAGGAGCGCAGGCTGGCCATCGCCGCTGCCAAATGGGAAGCTGAACGCCCCGAGCGAGAAGCCCGCCAACGCGAGCAGCAGGCCAAGGCGCAGGCCGCCTTCGAAACCGCGCACGCCACCATCATCGAGCGCTTCACACGCCACCTCGGCCTCATCGAGTGGCTGGTCGGCCCGTCACTGGCGCAGGACTGGCTCGAACACTACACCGCCCGCCACCCAGGCTACTGCAGCACACTCTTCGCCGAGTTCTCCCCACCCTGCGACATGGGAAACTTCCACCAGAGCCTCGCCATCCAACTCGTGCAGCGCGGCACCCTCAGCCCACGGCAGGCCGAATGCGTCGCCCGCAACATGTATGGCCGCGCCCAAAAGAATGCCGCCGCCCGCGACGCCCTGATCACCACCCTCACTGCATGACCGGCACCGAAATACTCAAAGCGATGGACCAAGGCTGCACACTTCACAGTAGCATGTTCGGTTTCTGGCTAATAAACCCCATCGATTCCCGCTGCACCAACGTCCACAACGGAGCCGCAAAAGCCCTCGCTCGGAAAAAGCTGATCCAAAAGGTCAAAGACAGTCAATGGATCAAAACAACTCCTCCTAACCCATAACACCCACCATGAAAACCGCCGCCCCATACACCCCCACCCCATACACCCCCACGCAAGTCCTCAACAATCTGCGCAACTTTGTCCACGAACTCCGCCACCACACCGACAACCTGCCCGTCGGCCCCGGATTCGTGCGGCACCAGTGCGAGTCCATCCTCGCCCGCGGCATCGCCGACACGCTGCCGACAACCCCCGGCAGCCTCCTCGACACTCTCGCCAACGTCACCGCCGCCCTCGAAAACTGCCTCCTCCACCACGGCCAGCTCATGCCCGCCGCCGACCTCTACCAGCGCCAGATGCTCGTCGCCGCCACCAAACACACCCTCCAGCAGCACGGCCTGACCGTCTGAACCAAGAACCAAGAACCACTAACACCTAACCCCACCCCACCACCCATGCACACCCTCACCACCCCCCAAACCGCCATCGTCATCAACGCCTTGCACATCGCCATCGCCGCCTACGCCGCCGACGCGGACACCCTGACCCAGTCCGGCCAGCACCGCCTCGCCGAGCAGTTCAAACGCCAGCACAACGAAGCCCAGGAACTCCTCAACACCCTCGAATAACCCCATAACACCCACCATGAACACACCCGCCCCCACCCACGGCTTCGGCGACTCCGTCCTCGCCGACGAATACGACGACGCCCTCGCCGCCAGCGCCTACCAAACAACCGACCCTAACGGCGATCTCTGGACCATCCAACCGCTGCAACCCCACCCCGCCTGCCGCCCGCTCTTCACCGGCCACAGCCTCATCTGCGTCGAGCAATACAACGGCCCCGGCGAAATCGCCTGCTACCAACCCGTCTGCCTCGCCAGCAGCGAGATCGAGGCCATCACCCTGATCAGCCAAGACTACCTCCACCGCAGCGCCGAGGCCGGCGACCTCTGCCCCGAAGGCTACGCCCTCTGGACCCGCGACGACCGCGGCCACTACCGCCGCACCGCCGAAATCTCCAAAGCCTGACCCTGCCATGCCCACCCAGATCCACTCCAACGGCATCCCGCACCACCCCACAGCCTCGCTCGACGACCTCTTCCACCTGCTCGCCACCGAGCCGCTGGACCGCAAGTTCGAGGCCTTCGGCAACTTTATCTACGCCGCCGGCAGCCACCGCCACGGCTTCACCCAGCCCGACCTCCGCGCCGCCGCCCGCCGCGACAAGCTCGTCCATGTCTGGGGGAACTTCCTCCACCGCTCCCACGTCTTCAACATCAGCACCAACGACAAACCTCTCCTCCAGCGCCTGCACCACGCCATCCGCTCCAACCAAAAACGCCCCGACTACCTCTCCCAACCTCAACCCTCATGAAAAATTGGTACCTCACCCGCCTACGCGTCCAAGGCGACGAATTATGGACCACCAGCCCCGATGTCCTCGCCATCTCCACAGCCCAAGCCGCTGAGGAAGCCCTGCGCGAAAAAGCCATCGGCCTGTGCGTACGGTGTGGCTCCGCTGGCGGCGACGGCGGCGACATAGCCTTTCTCATCGACCGCGGCGACCTATGGCTGGACGTAGGGGTCGAAGTCGAAGCCGCCTTGGACACCCAAGCCAATCCCCTCTGGGAAAGGTTTCTCCTCAAAGCCAAACGCACCATCAGCATCACCACGGTCTGAACCATTAACCAGTAACCCATAACCTCAATCCCCCATGCCCCGCTTCCTTTCCACCCCACGCCGCGTCTCCGGCGCCGCGACCGCCCCGGCCGACAGCCGACCGCGCCTCCCCGGCGCCCCAGGCCCCAAACCGGCCGTCATCAGCCGCGAGGACACCATCGCCGAGCTTCGCGTCATCTATCGCCTCATCGACTCCGGCACCCTAGAGCTCGCCAAAACCAAACTCATCCAACTCGGCCGAAACCTCCAATCCTAGCACCATGGACACCATTCATATCAGCGAACTTGTGCTCGACAACTACGTCGACGCCCACCCCCTGTTGGAAGATCTCTACCACACAGACGCCATCACCCGCCAAGTCATGGACCAGTCTGCCCAACAGGGCTTTGCTTGCGTCGTCATGCTTTTCATGCTGGCCAAAGCCCAACTGGAAGCCCGCCAAGCGCTCGAGCACAAACTCGCCGAGCATCTGAAGCAACATCCGCCAATATTTACCACACCATGACCCACGCTGACATCGAAACCCTCCTCACACCATGACCGCCGCCGACATCCCCGCCTCGCTCCAATGGGACATCTCCCACGCCAAACGCGCCTTGCGCGGACAACCGCTCCCCATCCTCCGTGATGCCCTGCGCATGGAGTCTCAGAAATACCGGCCCCGCAAACGCCTGCTCAAATGGCTGCAAGATGAAATCATCGGCGACAAATTCGTCCACATGCTCGCCGAATACAAAGCCTATCGCGAAACCCTCTCCAAAGCCCAACTTCGCAAACTTGAGCTAAACTGCTTGTCCGTTTTTTTGCGCCAGCGCTACCCCGACAACAAATGCCTCCTCAATCGTCCATGACCATTTCCCCATCCTCAAGTTTCCCCCTCTCCCCTTCTCCAACCACCGGCCCAAAACGCCGAGGTGGCCCCCGCACCCCCGGACCCGGCAAACGCATCGGACGGCCCAGGAAAGCCGCCAAAGACAAAGCCGTCGTCCTCCAGATCGTCCTGAGCAACGCCAAAAAACGCACCGCCCTGAAGCGCAAGGCCAAAGCAGCCAAACTCACCCCCGGCGCCCTCATCGAACGCGAACTCAAACTCTAACGACCATGAACTACAAAGGCAAACTGTACGGCAAAATCGGCAAAACCGTCATCCCGCTCAAAATGACCAGCAACGATGTCGATCAACTGCAAAAGGACCACGACGACCTCAAACTGAACTACGTTGCCCTGTGCACCCGCCTCCAGGAATGCGTCCAAAAACACCGCATCGGACTCGGTGGCGAAAAACTGGACCAACTCGTCGTCACCTACATCGACCGCCTGACGACCGCCCTGCAACGCCTCCAGGCCGCCCTCGAAGAGGCAAGCTGCGTTGCGACATGTCGCACCGACCCTGTGTCACTGCCCATATGGGCAGTGGCACCCACGGCTGTTGACGGTCATTCGTCCTTCCTCATTCCTGGTCGAGTCTAAGCTCGACCCAGGTCCCCTCCTCGCATTTCCGCCGCACCCGCTCCTGTCGGTGAACGATTTCCACAAATTCCGGCGCATCGTCCGGCAGCAGGCCAGGGAAGGCATACTTGAGGCAGTCCGTCATCCCCTTGGTTGAGCCGCACCAGTTCTCCGCATCGAGCGGCTTCACCGTCACCCGCGTGTAAGCAATCCCCAGCCGCCGCGTCGGCTTCGGAAACACCGGCAGCCGGATTTCCCGCACATCCTTCCCAGCCACCAGCAACGCCAGCACCCGCCGCGCTTCGTGCAGCATCGCCTCTCCAGGCCACTCCATGTCATGGATCGTGGACAACGCGTCAAACAACGCCGCCGCCTCGTGCTTCCGCGCCCGGTAGCTGTGCGACCAATGCCGCCCCTTTGTCCGGTTAAGCGATAACGTATGCACCGCCGGCAGCCAGAGGCGTAGACAAGGAGACTCCGACCCGTCCGAAACGTCGGACGCGTCAGATTGTAGGCACCGCGTCACCGGACACTCATCATGATCGCAGAGAGCCAGTCGCTTCATGGCCCCACCTCCTCTCCCTGTCTCCTCTTCTCCAAGTCTCCCTGTCTCGTCCGAAAATCCACAGCCCCTCCCAGCTTTTCCAAACCAATGCTCTCCCCACCCTCGACGATGTAGCGAAACATCTCCCTCCGACCCGTCTGCGCATTCGTGACCATGACATACCGCATCGCATCCACCGCGTAATCCGCCGCCAGATCCACACCCACCTCATACCGGGCAGCAGGAGCAGGCACCACCTCCACCACCTTCGGAGCCACAATCACCCCCAGGAGCTTTTTCAAAAAGCCCCGGCGCCCATTCGTCATTCCGCATTCGGGTTTCATCATTCACCCCTCCTCCCCCTCTTGGCGCACCACACCCGCAGCGCCGCCAGCAGTTCCTCCCCGACCAACGTGCCCGGAATGCCCGCCGACCGCGGAGGATACGTCCCGCGCTTCAAGCCGTAAAAATTGAGAGACTGCTCAAACCGGTCCTTCCCTGGCAGATCCAGCGCCGTCACGCCCCGATACACCGCCGGCCCCTCCGGTTTCATGTCCCGGACCGCTTCCTGCGCCGCACCCGGTTTCATGCGCGAGCGGCAGCACCACGTTTTGACCGTGCCGATGGGCAGACCAAAGTCCCGCGCTAGGACCGAGAACGACACACCCCGCCGGCGTTCCTCCAGCACCACCTCGCGGATCCGTCTCGGCCGCGCCTTCACGCCGCCACCTCCCCAAGGTTGTGTTGCGACACTCCTGTCTCCCAGGACCGCTTCGGCACCGCTAGACGCTTGCGCAGCACACGCAGCAACCGGTCCCACCCACACTCCACCACCCAGCCCTGCGCAGCCACAGCTATGCCGTTCATGCGCCGCCCCTGCCGAATCGTCCACCTGCGCACCTTACCGTCCGCCGCGTGCCACTGCAGCACGCCAAGCAACTCCCCCGCAGGCACCCGCCGAGGACCATCATGTGGACCCGACTCCATACGCTTCCGCGCCTTGGCCGCATGCGCTTTCGCCGAACTTGCCGGCGTCCACGATCCACGCGTTTTGATTCTGGTCTTGCGTCTAATTCCCATGAGAATCGGATAATGCTTTGTTATGCGAATCCAGGTCAGCAGCGAAAGCATCAGAGCAAAGATGCAGGTCATCACAGAGACCGCCAGCCAGCAGGCCGTCACACGGCTTATCGACGCCTTCACACGTGCATTGAGTTGTCAGCGTGTCGAGCCAATCGGAATACGCTTGCTCGTCATCTGGGGACGGCAGGGCATCGGCGCATAACACGCCACTGGTGGCAACGGAAGGGGGGCTTGCTGGAGTATCCATATTAATCTTGGCTTGAGAGTTGAGCGGCTTCGGTGGGGCTTTCTCCCGCCCCTTCCGTCGCCACAGTTGGGACGTTCTGTGGATGCAGTTCTGGACACGTCCCGCTTCCGTGGTCGCTCCATCTTCCACACATTGCGCACCAGAGCTTTGTCGGCTTCGCTGGGATGGTTCCCTTGCCTGCACATTTCGGGCAGAGTCCTTTACTGGACGGCCAGTCGAACTCTCCATTTCTGCATCCCACTTGATCGCAGCGGATCACAGAACCATCGCATGCAGGCAACGGCTCGGAGTTAGTCTGTTGTGTTTTCATAGTCATTTGCTCGCCGTCGCCTGATGCTGGTTGTTCGAGAGACAAGGCTTCACAGATTCCACCAGCACTCCACCGGACACACCTTCCACCATGACCATGACGGAATGCCCGCCCATGACCCACGCTTCGGAGCGCGTTTTCGTTTCAGTTCCCTCACGCAGCGGGGCGATCAGCTTGTATCGCATCACCGGCGTTCCGACGGGGTGCGAGAGGTTCCATTGTGCGGCTTGCGCGGCGAGTTTTTCGGGATTCGGTCTTTTCATGGTATCGGTGTTGGTTGGTAATTCGGCTCTCGAACAAGGCGTGAGAGCTAACCGCCGGGACGTTCTTTCTTGGAATCGGAGCTACCTTTCGGCGGTAGCTCCACTTGATCGTTAGCGGGAAGCATAGACCTCCGCGTCTGGGGTTTCTTCGCACGCTCGGAGGTAATCGCGCACGAAGGACACGAGCCCCTCGTAGCTACCCCAGCCGTTCGACGGGTTGAGCTTCTTGAATCGTTCAGGTTCGGATTCGAGCTTGGCGAGTCCATCCTTCAGAGGCTCGATCAGTTGTGCCGCTTTGGTCATTCCGTTTTCATCCGGTCGCCACAGCGCCTCGTAGATTCCGGCTTCACCTGCCATCTTGTTGAGGTTGTGGGTGATGTTCCGCGAGTAGTATTCCTCACGCTCTTCTCGCTCGTGCTTGTTGTCGCAGCAGGAGCAATAGCATTCCACCTTTCGGGGGGGGCCTTGGAGATATACGTCTAAGCTCATAGTGGTGTTTTCTGGTGGTTTCCCGCCACCCCAAACCGCTAACAAAACGGTCGAGGCAACGGCGATAAAGTCTCTAGTCGAGGTCGGCGTCCTTCGCGCCGTGCCTCACCTCTGCGTTGTGCCAAAGACAACGCGGCGCGATCATTCCGCGTTCCATTTTTGACAGATTGGAGGCGTCTATGCCAAGCTGCCTAGCTGCCGCTCGAAGTGTCATTCGGCGATAGATGCGCTCAGCCTTGAGCCTTTGGCCATAGGCGTGCCACCTGTTAACGCACTCAGGCATCATGCCAGCACCTGCACACATATCGCATTGCCCCAAGCTCTGCCCATGGAAGTCCAGAATGATCTTAAACCCTCGGCACTGAGGGCAGGCAGAACAATTGGCTGGAGAAGGATCGCTCAGGTTTTCGGTGCTCATTGGCGCTCCCTCGGTTGCTGTGCTTTCTCGTTCGGCGCACTTTCGACGTATGGCTTGCCGCCTCCGGCACAGACATAGCGCGGCTGACTGCCTCTCTGAACCTCGTGCGGCGGAGTTAATCCTTTTTTTTCCCAAGTGTTCCAGTGCATGATATGATCGGCTGGCCCGGAGTTATTCTTGGGCTTCGAGCCGTAAAAGAGTTTGGAACAGCCGCATACCGCGCAACGCCGATGCACGCGACCAGATCGAGCGCTGCTGTCCAACTTTGATGTTTGATTTTCTGGGGCCATATCACTTGGACTTTTTGGGTTGATTCTCTTCACGTGCCCCATCGGTCGCGTGATTTTTGACGTTCCCATACCGCACCTCCCGCCTCTCCGGTATCGCTTTCGGATCCGCGCCCAGTTCCTCGCGAACCAGATGCGCAATCCATTCGGTGACCGACGCAAACCCAACCTCACGGGACCGACGCAGGCACTCCTCAAACGCATCCACGGTCATCTTTATGCTGCCGATATCATCGAGCACATGACCGCCGACCAGTGACCGCGACTCGAACGGTGCTTGGCCATGAAACAGCCAAGACAGCAACAATTGCGCCGGCCCCGGAATCTCCTGTCCATTCTCCCAACGGTTGACCGCGGACGAACTGATCCGCAGCAAATCCGCCACCTGCCCCTGGGACAAACCAAAGCTGACCCGTAAATCTCTCAATTGTGTTCCATTCATAATTGCATAATGCACCAACTCACAAAAAATGCAAATTCTAGTTGCGAGCTGGGGTAACCCAAGCAATATGCACACGCAAGCCCGAAATGCATAACCCCAGCATAACTCGTAGCCACGCAGCGCCGCACAAGCGGCTCAAACCCACCGGCCAACCGCCGGTCAAAAAACCCACCCCAATGAGCAAACCGCGCCCTCGTCGTGAAGTCGTCATCCGCACGGCATCCGTCACCCAGGATGACACAATACTACTTCAAGACCTCGACGCAGTCGCCAGGCTGCGCAGGACCACACGCACCGCCATCGTCGCCGACATCGTCAAGCAAACGCTTGGCCCAAAATTCTCCAAGCACATCACCGCCTGACTCATGCCCACCCCACTCACAGCTACCCAGGTCGTCGACCTCCTCGGCGGCCCGCTCGATGGTGAGCGCCACGACATACCATCGCACGCCAGTGCCCTGAGTTGGGACGCCGATTCCACGGCGCAGTACTGGGACGGCGACCCCAAGCACAACCCCGCCTCGCTGGCCGGCCACGCCTACTTCTACAATCCATTCGCCACCCAGCGTCTCGGCCGCCCCATCTTCATCCACGCCACGCTGCCGTGGGACTACCTCGCCTGACCAACCAGCAAACCAACACCATGAAACTCGAACCGCCAGCCTACATCGACCTCACCGGTCACCTCGCCTCGCTGCGCAGCAGCCTGACCCCGGCCTGCCGCCACTTTGAGGCCGCACCACACCTCTACGTCAGCCGCAAGCAGCCTTTCAACCCCGCCGGCAGCATCTTGCGCATGACGGCATGGTGGCTCGCTCTCACCGCCCTCGGCGTCGCCGTCATTGCCCTCTGGTAAACTGCAACCAAGAACGAAGAACCAAGAACGAAGAACAAGGAACCCTCATGACCGCCGAAGAACTGCTCGCGCAAGCCCGCCAATGGACCCGACCTGACCGCGGCCATACGCAGTCGCCCCGCCAGTATGCTCACGTGGATCCAACCATCCGCCTGCTCGCCGGCCAGGGATGGAGCGCCGCTGCCATCACGCGCAAATTGATCGAGGTCAAAGCCTTCCCCGCCGAGCGCCGAAGCTCGCTCTACGCCCGCACCTGCCGCGTCGTTCGGCAGGTCCTCGCCAAAAACTGACCACACACCCACATCGCCCCCGATGCCCGAAACCTGGATCAAATTCCGCGACGACCTCGATACCGACCCCCGAGTCGCCCGCATGGCTGTGCTGCTCAACCAGACCGCCGCCAGTTACGTCCTGGCCACCGAGGCCCGCGACCTGTTCGAACGCGTGACGAAGGCCGTGACGCGTCACGCTATGCGTGACGTGACGCTCGCCGGACTCGCACGCGTCTGGAGTCACGCCAACCGTCACACCCAGGATGGAGTGTTCCGTCACACCGGCCTCGACTACCTCGATGACCTCGCACGCATCCCCGGCTTCGGCCGCGCCATGCAAGCCGTCGGCTGGGCCTGCCACGACCCCGAAACAGACACCGTCACACTGCCCAATTTCATCGAGCACAATGCGCCGGACAAGAACGGTCAGCGCTCGCAAACCGCCGCCGCACGCCGCGCCCAGCGCTACCGCGACCGCATCAAAAACCAGCCATCGCCGGCCGCCGATCCGCCCATCACGGACGACCGTGAGCGTGACGCCGTCACGTTACGCGTCACGCCGACCGTAACGCCTGAGAGCGTGACGCATCACGTAACGCGTAACGTGACGCCTTCTATATCTTACTCTTCCTCTATCTCTGGTACTGGTACTGGTACGGTACCGGAAGGGGAATCCAGAGGGGAAACCCCAACCACCACTCCCAACCCGCTCGAAGCCATCGACGAGGCCAAACGCCGCATCAACCGACTCCGGCAAAGCTGGCACAAGCTGCCCCACTGGTCCGCCGAAGAGGACGCTGCTCTCTACGCGGCCCTCGGCAACCTCCGCGCTTTGGAGGACCAGGACTGGTGCATCCTTGCCTACTGGCTGCGCTGGGCGCACTCGGCGGCCAACACCCAGAGCAAAGATCCCGTTCGCGTGACGTCACGCCGTCACGCCTTCGTCACGGACCTGCCCGCCTACCTCGACCGCGCCGTCACACATTGGAAGCAGTGCGGCTGCCCAAAGCTGAACGCGGACGGCACAATTCGGAAAGCGACCAGCGCCACACCTGCCGCGCCGACCGTCTCCCCCGAGCCGGAAGGCATGTCCGACGACTTCCGAGCCATGCTCACCGACCTGAAGATCCCGCCCCGCCAACCCACCGTCGCAACAAACCCCGCCGCCGCATGAACACCACCCTCCAAACCTTCACCTTCGCCGGCACCCACCCGATCCGAACCGTCATCGAGGACGGCGAAATCCGGTTCGTGATGCATGATATTTGTAACGCTCTAGGGCTTACTAATCCGACCATGGCGGCACAATATCTCGCTGAGGATGAGAGGGGTCTAAGCATTACTGAGACCCCCTCCGGCACCCAAACAATGGTCAGCATCACCGAGTCGGGCCTCTACGCGCTCGTGTTCAAAAGTCGCAAACCCGAAGCTCAAAAGTTCCGCAAGTGGGTGACCGCCGAAGTCCTCCCCGCCTTGCGCCAGACCGGCTTCTACAGCATGCCCCAGACCGCGCCGCAGTTTCACCTGCCGCAGACCTTCGCCGAGGCCCTCCGGCTGCTGGCCGATAGCCACGAGCAGGCCGAGGCGCTCAAACTCCAGGTCGAGGCCGCCAAACCGGCGGTCGAGTTCGTGGACCGGTTCGTCGACGCCCAAGGAACGTTCGGCATCCGCGAGACAGCCAAACTCATGGGAATGCCGCAGAACGAGTTCGTCGCCGAGTGCCTGCGCCACCGGATCCTGTTCCGCGAAAACGGCCACCTCCAACCCTACGCCGAGCACCGAAGGGACGGTTACTGCGCTCTCAAGGCTGGCGAAGCCAACGAGCATGCCTTCACCCAGACCCGCTTCACCGCCAAAGGCATCGAATGGCTGCGCCGCCGCCTGCACTGCCCGCCCACCACCCTCCAACTCGTCGCCGCATGACCACGCTGCTCGCCATCGCCATCGTATCGACCCTCGCCCTGGCCCTCTGGAACCTCATCCTTCCCCCACCAACCCCATGACCCCGATCTCGCGTTCGTTCCTTGCCCTGCTCGTGCTGAGCCTCATCGCCCACGCCCTACTGCTCGCGCTGCTTCACCTGCATATCCGCGAAGGTCACCCGCACCCTCATTTCCCCCAACACGCCACCCACAAGTAAACACACACTATGCCCGCCCCCACGCTCACTTTTTCCCCGGCTATGTTCCACGCGGCCGTCGTCGCCAAAAACAAGACAGTCACCCGCCGGCACATCCAAGAGGTCCACCACGATTGCGTCAGCAACCCACGGCTGGAAACTGCCGTCATCCGTGGCGTGCAGCGCTATCGCGGCATAGCCACGCTACCGAGCGGGATCAACGTGGACTACGGCGCCCCATCCCATTTCCCAGGTGAAACCAAACCCGCCGTCACCTCATGGGCGGTCAACGCAAGTCTGGATGACATTCGCCCCACAGAACTGGTTGGCCACGGCCTAGAGGTATGGTTCAACGACGGTTCAGCCAAGCCCGACTGGGCCGGTAAAACCCGCCCTGGACGCTTCCTGCCGCGCACCCTCTACGACTTCGCCCCGAAGATCCGCATCGTATCCACCCAGCCCGAGTGGTTGCACGACATCACCGACGCGGATGCTCTAGCCGAAGGCATCCACGCCATCGGTCACAAGTTCGGCGTGCCGCATGCTGATGGCGACTACCACCACCAATCCAGCAGCGCCCGCGACTCTTACTTCCTGCTGTGGGACTCACTCCACGGCCCAGGCCACGCCGCCACCAACCCGCTGGTCTGGCGCACCGAATTTGCTCTCGCATAACCACACCCACCCCAGCACCATGCTCCACGCCCCCACCCTCGCCAACAACCTCTGCGACCTCTGCCAGGAACCCCTCGGACGCTACCACACCTACCTCCTCCACCAACCGGACATGGTGCTGTCCCAAATGGCCGACGCCACGCCGGCGCATCTTGGCTGCATCGAGTTTGCCGTCGAGAACCCGGACACCATGGGCATCGAGAAGCTGCAGGAAGGCGCCTGGAAGATTTTAGGCATCGCCACCGTCAAAACCTCCCAAGACAGCCCCAGTGGACGTTTGGTGAGCATCCTCAACGACGCCGGCGCCAAAGAGGCCCGCCTGCACCTTTTTACCCCGGACACCCTGCGCTTCCTGCACCTCAGCGTCTCCGCTGGCCATGTCGTCACGCGCAGCGCCACTCCGGACGAACTCATCGCCTGGCTGCAGCCAGCCCTGTTGCGAGCGCTGACCCTTGCCCGCTCCGAGGACGAGCAGCGCGAGGTCTACCGCCAACTGGGCCTCATCCAGAGCAAACTCTGCGCCGCCGACCGCGCCGCCTTTCAAACCCACCTCAACTAACACACACCATGCACCCCACCATCGCCGCCGCCCTCCCAAAACTCGCCGCTCAAATTGATACCGAACGCCCCCTCATTGCCCGCGCCATTGCCGACTACGTCACCGTCGAAATCAACGCCGCCACCGAGGAAGTAACGCTCCATGTCTCCGACGAGGCCAGTTACGACCTGCTCACCACCATCAGCCAGCGCACCTACCTGCGACAGGCCTTCGACGACCACCACTTCCTCGCCTACACCCTACGCATCGAGCGTCCACGGCCCACCGCGCCCAAACCCGCCGCCGAGCCGCCAGCATCCCCCACACCCCCTCGCTGCATCCTCGACCTCCGCCAGCGGGCCGCACTGCTGACATGGCTCGAAGCACGCCCCAATCTTTGCGCCACGCTCACCGACAACCAGCTTGCGGCCGACGCCACCGCTGAACTGGGATTCCCCATTGGAACAACCAATATCCGCACCATCCGCGTCCACGAACTCGGCATCGCCAAAGCCAAAGCCGAGCCGCCTGCGCCGCCGTCCGACATTTCGCTCGCGGTGCTCCAGGCCGCCGTGGACCGCCATAGCCTGCAACTTGACGCGATCCAGGGAATCAACCTCGCCGAGGTTCTCACCAACCTGCGCGATTCGCTCCACGCCCTCGATCTGCGCGTGAAGGCGCTCGAAACCCTCAACGACTGACCCCATGCGCGACACCAACCACATCTTTCTGTCCTGCACCGTCCTCATGGAGCCGCAACCGTTCGGAGGCGATGGCACCGCGGCCGGCTGCGAGATCAATGTCGTGGTCCACGACGAGTGGAAAAACGCGGACGGCTCCCCCGGCCACCGCGAGGACTTCTTCGGCATCGTCGCCTACGGACCCGTGACCAAACGCGCTCTCACCCTCAACGTCGGCGACCGCATCATGGTCACCGGCACGCTGCGCAGCGAATCTCTGCCCAAAACCGATGGCAAAGTTGAGCGCAAAACAAAAGTCCGCGCCAATTCCATCGAGCACCTGCGTCGCATCACCAACACCAAATAACCCCGTCAATCTCGTCAATCCCGTCAACAACGTCACCATGCCTCGTCCCCGTAAACTTTCCAAAACCAAACAACTGCGCCGTCATTTGCGCCAAGCCATCGCCGATCACAAATTCTGTTACGACGCGCTGAATCGCACCTGCTGTGAGCACATGGCCGAGGTTCTTCGTCTGCGATCCCGTCTCAATGCCTACGGATGCTGCACCGTAGACTCCAACTTAGCCAAACAGTTTTATACTGTTTCCATGCGCCTGAACCGAACCCTTGTCGGCACCCTACAAAACCCCGGAGAACTACTGGCCGATCTGGCCGAAAAACTCTGCACCCAACTGGTCCGTGAAGTGCCGGAGCTATCCGGCACACTACCTCACGAGTTTTTCACCAAGATCCGTAATTTACCCTCCAACGAGCGCCGTGCCCACCTAATTCCGCTTTGGGATTGCCTGCGTCACGACATCTTCAATGCTCACGTTGCCTACGACGCTAAAGACAATGCCGACATCCAGGAACTTAATCAAGTTTTTACTTACGGCCTCACCTTCCCCTCCTTCTGCCACCTTCTGACCTTGCTCGAAAAACACGCCAACTGCCTCCCTGCAAAAGAATAACCCCAACCCCGCACCCACACTCCATGCACCTGCTTTACTACCACCAAAACTGCGCAGACGGTTTCGCCGCCCTCTGCATCGCCCACGCCGCCCTGCTCGCGCAGGGTGTCACCCCCGACGAAATCCGCTGCCGACCGATCCAATACGGTTGGCCCGCCCAGATCCCCGACCTGTCCGCCGAGGCCTGGTTCGTGGACGACCACATCTGGTACCTAGACTACACGCCGCCGGCAGACCAACTGGCCTCACTCGTGGCCGATCTCGCGACCTGGAACAACACCATCAAACTCACGATCATCGACCACCACGAGAAGATGGCGCCGCTGCATGGCTACAAGCTCAACCCCGATAATAAACTATTTGCCCACAAGTTCTCAGCCCCACCGTTCGAGTCTGTGTTCGCATTCATCAAGTCTGGCGCCTCGCTGACTTGGGAGTATTTCCACACCGGCACCATGCCGGCCGCCGTGGCCCTCATCGCCCGCCGCGACCTCGGCCATGCATGGCAGGACACCGACGACCCAGCCGAAGCCGCGCTCAACCGCCAGGCCCTCGACCTCCACGCCTACCTCTTCCGGCTGCTGCCGCGCACGCTCGAAGCATGGTCCCCGATCATCCACGGCCAAACAGGCTTGACTGCTTGCTTGAGCAATGGACAACGCCTGCGTGACGCCGACGCTGCTATCATCGCGCATGCCGCCCGCCACTGCCATTGGCTCGACATCAAACGGCTAATCCGCCACACCGGCGCCATCCCAGAAGGACTGGACCGCATCCCAGCGGTCAACGGCCTCGGACCGGAAATGGTCTCCGACGCCTGCCAAATGCTGCTGTCCACCTACCCGGACGCTCCGTTCGCCGCGTCTTGGTGGACCGACGCCAAAACCGGCCGCACGACCTACAGCCTGCGCAGTCGAAAACCCGGCCACCCGAACGGCCACACCAACGTCAACCTCGTTGCGCAAATGTGCGATCCCGGCGGAGGCGGCCACCCATGCGCCGCCGGATTCTCAACCACCCAACCCGTGCCGCTTGTCTGACCATGCCACGAGGTGATCACCACCGCATCCGCATCACGCCCGCCGGCGGCATGCTCCGTGCCTGGAGCACGGCAGCCGCCGCCGGCCACAGCCTCACCCCTGGCGAGTTCCTTGTCCTCTGCGACATCGTGGAAACCCGCCAGCAACTCATGAGCATCCGCACGCGTGCTCGCCGACTCCGCATCAGCCACGCGCTGGTCTGCCAGGCCCAGCAAAAATTCCAGGAGCGCGGCCTCGTGACGCTCACCGAGCTTCCATGGCCATGCCCACACCTCAAACGATCATACACCAGCTATGCTGCCACCCCGACAGATTCCGCGCTTCGACTTTTCGGCAAGCGCCGCCTCCGGTCACCGATTGCCTGACTACACGCCATGCCCGCAGTGCGCTCCAGACGGCACCTCAATGCCATGCGCCGCAGTCAGTCCTGACCCACGCCCAGGCTACAAATGCACGCGCCCCACAGGCCATGACGGCGATCACATCGCCTGCGCCCTCCACGAGCACAGCATGCACTCCTGGCCCCGCGAAACCCCGCCATTCCATCCACAACGCGCATGACCTGCCTGCAAGCCATCATCCACGCCCTTTCGGCGCACCAGCGACCCGTGATGCTGCGCATAAGCACCCTGCGTGAACGCGCAGGAGCCGAACTCGCCCGACTGCGCTCCCACCTGCCCCTACGCAAGCAGGTCGAGCATTGGGCCAGCCTCCAAGGTCTCGTGGCCACATGGAGTAATGACGACCACTTCGTGACTTTCCACCCCACCACCCCAGAACAACACCGCCCCCATGCCTGACACCGACACCATCGACGACCTCAACGACATCGCCCTGGTCATTTTTGCCGACCTCGGCGCCTCGAAAAACGGCAAGCGCCTCCACACACGCATCTCCACCATCGTCTCCGGCATCACCGGCGGCGGTGGTTTCTACGACGTAGGCCCACCGAAATGGCTCCGCGCCCTCGTCGCCACCGGCCTTGCCACCGCCCGTGCCAACAAAAACTCCCCGCCCGGACAGTACATGGTCGAAATCACCGACAAAGGCCGCGAATTCCATCGCAGCCTGATGCAGTCCCTCCGTGCCCAAGCCCCAGCAGCAGGAGGTCCCCGATGAGCCAGTGGTCCATCAGCAACGCCGACCGACGCCGCGAGCAGTTCTGGCGCACCAAGCCGCCCGACCCCACGCAGCAGCACGCCAAGGCGGGAGTGCCTTACTACCGCCCAGGCCAATCCCGAGTCCTCATGCCGGACGACTTCATGCCACTGGGACCGCACGCCGGAAAGCACCTGCGAGCCGTTCCAGCCGCGTACCTGGCCTGGGTGAATGCGCAGCCTTGGTCCGCCGCATGGCCCCACTGGCAGCCCGTCGCCGACTTCCTGACACGGTTCCCGTTGCCGCCACATGACCCCGTACACGCTGAAATGTACGTCACGGCACTCCGGCACGACCACGCCGAGCTTTACTGCCTTCCCGGCCACAACGACTACCTCCACACGTTCGCCGAAGGTGCCTTGCGCCTGGACCGTCGCCACTTCTGGAACAATCCGCGCCAGGTCGAGTGGCCTCACTACCGCCTGACCGCCCGTCTGCACGACGCCGCACTCGGCCACGGCGCCGTCCTAGTCGATGCCAGCACCCGCCTGGCTCACATCCGGATCTGGCGCTCCAAACTGAGCTTCCAACGCGTCCACGAAGGCACTGACGCAACAAAACCCAGCGCCTGCGACTGCACCAAACATGCCTACAGCAAAGTCGAAGCCGAAACAGCCCTCAACCACCGCCTCAACGGTCGCAAGCACCACCGCAACACCCGTCCTGAGTTCCTCCGCATCTACGAATGCCCGCTCTGCGGCTTCTGGCACCTCACCTCCAAACCCCTCCGCTAATCATGCCAAACCAACACTGCTCCCCAAAACCACATGGAAGCGACCCAGTGCATGCGCGTCACTCTCCGTCCTCGCATTTCCGTCAAGATGGATTCCCGCTTCCGCAGCACCTTCGTCACTCCCCGAGATCCCGCAGCATCGTGACCAGATCGCGCCGCGTCAGTCCGCTCTCGGCTTTTTCCGGCTTGACCCACACCTTGCCAGCCTCCACGCGCCACCCGACGCGTTCGACTTTCTTCATCCCGTCCAGCCTCGACTGTTCCACTACCAACTGCGCGGCCCGGTTGGCAAAGTAGGCCTTCTGCGCTTCCTCGTCGCGAACATGGACCGCGCCATCGTCAGTCACGCGAAACACCTGCCGACGCTGGTCCTCGCTCATTTCGGCCACATCCACCAACCGGGTATCAAACCCACGCCCACGCCGCACCACCACAGGCACACGCTCGCGCAAATATCGCTCCTGCTCCTCAAGAGGCAGTTTGCCGAGATAACTGGCCGCCCGTCCGCCGATCATCACGAGTTGCGGATGCAGCAGCCCCTCACCCACGCGTGTGAGCCGCGACCAGAAGTCCCTCAGCGACGGATTGGACTGGGCCACAATAGCCTCTCGCGCATGATCCGAGAGCGCCACCCATTTCCGTGCCGCACTGGCAAGACGCTCAGCCGATAGCTTCGCGTCGTGCAGTATCTCCTCGAGCACCTCTCGCTCGCGCTTCGAAAGGCCATCCACCTCCACCGTCAATGTTTGGATCTGCATGTTCATGGTTTGGTTTTCAAATGTTGGAGCGCCGCCGCTTCAACCGCCGCCCGTTCCTCGCGCCTGCGCTTCCGCCGCTGCGCCGACCGCTTCTCGCGGTTCGCCGCCGCCCAGGCACGCAGATACTCTTCCCGCTCCCGCCGCCGTTCATCCATCTGCGCCACGGTTTCACCCGCGGATCCGCGCCGCCGCAGGCCCACGCGAAACTCGGCATGGTACTCCCGCATGTAGGCTCGGCGCTGCTCCGGATCGGCAAAAGGCATGCATCAACTTGCAAACTTGTTAAGGCCCTGTCAACACCGCCCCAAAATAGGAGTAGAAGTAGGAGTAACGCCAAAAAACGCCGATTCCCCTACGTAAGCCAAAAAAATGGTTCAATGGTAGAACACGAGCTTCCCAAGCTTGATACGTGGGTTCGATTCCCATCACCCGCTCCAATCCAATCGCTGTACGCAGGGGAATTGGGCAAATTACCAAGTTTACACGCAAAACCACGCCGCCGCCGACAAGTTGACATCAGTAGGAGTAGGAGTAGGAGTAAATCGCCATGAACGCCCCCAGCACCGCACGAGTTCACCGCCATCCGGACCCGCAGAAGGGCCGGTACTGGACCGCCTATTTTTCAGCCTGGGACGCCGAGCAACAGCGCTGGAAAACCGTCTCCAAAAGCACCCGCAGCACCGACCGGACCAAAGCCCTGGAGGTCGCCCGCGAGTTTGAGCGTGTCGCGCTGGCCGCCGGAGGCCCGACCGGCACAGTGCGTCTATCGCGTGAGCAGATCCAGGACACCATCGACAGCATCCTCCGCATCGCCGGACACCGTCCCATTGTCCACAGCCGGACCTGGCAGCAGCACTCCGAGGCATGGCTGGACGCCCAGAACAAACGAATCCCCAAGACCCTGACTCTTCGGACTTGGCAGACCTACAGCGGCCACATCAAAAATTTCGCCAACTGGCTCGGCGACGATCTGGCGACCATGCCTCTTCTGGGCCTGACCGGCGACCACCTCCAGCGCTGGTATCACGACGGCCTCGCAGCAGGTCTGAGCGCCGGGACGATGAACAACACCGCCACGACGCTCTCCAGCGTTTTCCAGCATGCCATCGACGAGGGCATCGCCACTCGAAATCCCGTCAATCTGATAAACCGGGACGACAGCGGTCGCAATACCCGCGACGCGTTCAGCCTCGATCAGATGGACCGCATCCTGACGCACCTGCGGAAAACCAAGCAGCAAGACTGGCTGACGGTGGCCCTGCTGGGTTTCTGCACGAGCCAGCGCCTCGAGGACTGCGCCCACGCCGTGCGGACGGCGTTCGAGCAGGCCCAGTTCGGCAAGCTGGGCCAATGGTGGGTGTGGACGCTGACGCAGCGCAAGACCGGCAAGGTCATCCGCATTCCGCTGGTCGAGCCGCTAGCCTCCCACATCGCCGACCTCATGAGCTCACCGCCGCACGACCTACTCCTGGCACCATCGCTGGCCCGCGACACCGCCGGCGGATGGCAGGACAGTCTGTCGGCGCAATTCGCCGAGATTTTGAACGAGTGCGGCATCGCCGGCCGCCATGTGCCAGGGAAGGGGAAGGGACGCGCCTTCAACAGCCTCACATTCCACAGCACACGACACACCTGCAACAGCCTCCTTGCCGAAGCCGGCGTCCCGGCCGATATCCGCCTCCTGATCACCGGCCACGGCGACAAGCGCACCAACCTCGGATACACCCACCTCACCGACACGACGAAGGCCAAAGCTCTCCAGAAAGCCTTCCAACGCCGCGGGAAGGCCGCGTGATCAAAAATAACACGCCATGGTCAAACCCTCGACAGTCTCGCCATCCTGCACGGTCAAGGTCTGGGTGGTGGTGGGGCCTCCAAACGAAAGCGTGGTCTCGTTGCCGTCGATGGTGAAAATCAGCTTGGCGGGTATTTTTGCTCCCAGTTGCGTAATGGTAAAAACTTCAGCAACTCCATTGGTGTTGGTCCACCTATTCCAGGGTGTTACAACAAAACGCCCCAGGGCGAAGTATGGAGCCGCTCTTTGCCGCAGAGACACGCCGCCCAACGTCATATCGTTGCCAATGGCCTTGTCTAACTCAAAAGAGCAGCCAGGACCCCGCACAGGGACGAACCCATCATTGTCTGGCGTGGGAATGGTCATGAATACCAATAGTTGAACGTCGGCGAGGCCCCAACCTGCGCCGAAAAATTGAACCACTGGTAGCGCACCACCTCGCCAGTATCAGTGTCCACCGTGCAAAGGAGGATGCGACCATAAGTGGCATCACTGACCTGCGTCGTGGACGAAATCTCAATCGATGTGGCCGTGATGGTGCCACCAATCTCGTAACCGTCCTCCTCTATGTGATCCAACGTGCAACGCAGGTACACGTAATTCAGCCCGCTGGACAAAGTCAGTCCCGTTACGGTTGGCAGGAAGGTAGTGACACCGTCGTTAATGCTCCCGGCTGAAAGTTCCAAATCCGTCCCGCTCACTGTCGGCGCCCATGCGCCTACAAATTCACTTGGCAACACTGGCACAGGCTCCGGCTCGTGCGCCTCGACTTCCAAAGACTGGAGGCCGCCATAGCCGCGAATGCGAATATTCTGTCCGCGCCGAAGCTGCTGTCCGGGCTGCTCAAACAGACGCGAATGTTCGGGCATCATGGCTAGGCTGTGGTGTTAAAAGTTCCGACAGGGCCGTAAACACGCACACCTTGGCTGGTGAGCGCCCACGGCTTAAAACTGTAAGCCGTCGACGGCAGCAGACCGGTCACAGCGACCGTGTACGTGCCCGTCGTGCCCGTGGTGGACACCGAAGTCGCCAACGAATTGCCGACTTCTGGGTTGGCGTCGAGCGAGGTCCGAGCATACACGACGCCCCGGCTGCTCACCACCGCGTTGTCCTCGATGGCAATGGTGCCCCCGAGTGTCGCCGTCGTGCTCGCCACGCTGGCGGAGGTCGGCAGTGTCACACGGACGATCATCGGCCGGTAGGCCGTCACTCGCCGCCGCAGCCAGCCACCGAGCACCTCCCGCTGCCTGTCATCCACGACGATGGAGTCTGGCCAGTCGGTGTAATTGGTCGCCGCCTCGTAAAAAGCAGCATTCACATACGACACACCACCAACGGTCAAAGCCGGATCCAATGGCACCGAAATATCAATCTCGTCGTGCAGACACAAGAGCAAATTGACCGAGCCGACCGACTGGTAATACGTCTCCAACCCAATCGAGTACGTAAACCCGATCTCATCATTCACTGACCTGTCAATCATGGGCTCGTAGTGAGGAATCTCAAAAGGCACCGGCGAAAAAAACTCCTCAATCAGCACCCGCGTCGGACCCTGGTACGCATTCTTGTAGCGCGGCCTCGTGATGTACGAGCCGTCCAGCCGCTTGTAGCTTGCCAATGAAAGCAGCACCGCCGGCCAGAACATGCTTGGATCGATGTCCGCCGAGGAATTGTAGGCCACCAGCGCCGTCTCTCGCGAGAGGTTGGGCGCGAAAAAGAACTGCCGACGCATCTTGCCGGACTTGGCGATATGCACCAGCCGGTAGGACTGCAGCGCCGTTGGCACCGTGGCCGCGTGCTTAACCCAATCAGGACAGTCGCTCCACAGCACAGTCGAGGTCTTGAACGCCGGCAGCGTGCAATCCGCCAGTGAATGAGGCTGCGGTTCACCCGCATCGATCACAAACCCGCGGATCTGCGGATTCGGCAGATCGAACCAGTCGAAAGGAGAGTCAGGCATGGCTACGGCGCCACCTCCCGTGGCTGTTTGGCGGCCGTGGAGGGTTTTCGCAGAGCGTAGGCCACAGCCGCGAGTTCAGGCTTGCCCGCCAGCAGGGCGGCCCCGCCATAGATAGTGAGACGTTCCTCCCGCGACAACCCGGCGATATCACCCGCACAGGAGGGAAACACCAGCAGCGCCGCCAGGGACGTTGCCCGCCGAAACCAACTGGACGGACGCAGCCGACCGCCAGGGCCAAGGTTGCGCACGCCCGCGTACATGGTTTTGGCCTTGCTGGGCCGGACGCTCCAGTTGTTCAAGCGCTCGTAAAAGTGCCGATGAATAACCTCGGCAGAAAGTTTCTCCGGATAATCCGCTCCAAGCTGCTCGCGCAACCAGTCGGACCCGCCGGAGAAAATGTCGCACAGGAAATCGTGCTCCAAGGCAGGAACAGTGCAAAGGCCGTCGGGCGTGTAGTTCCACGGGAAACCCCAAAACACCGCCGGGACCGATGCCTTGTCGAATTCATACCCCGCCGGGATTTCGTGCCGGATCCACAAATCGTCCCGCACGCGGACCCAGAACCCATGACGCTCTTCCAAGCGCCACAGTGGTCCTTTGCTCCAAGGCCACAAACCAAAGCCAATACTGGCATCCCTCAACGGCGTGATGTCCGGCGTGCGCAGCGACTCCCAAGAAGGTGATGTAAATGAGGTGGTCATGACTCGGGATGGGTGATGGCCTTGAATCTGGCCCGGTAGCGTTTGGCCTCGTCCTCGGCGATGAGGTGATTGAGCAGGGCGGGCTGCATGACATCACCAGCAATCGGCGAATGCCAATGGTCGCCATCGTCGAGGAACACATGGCCGAACTCATGGACCAGCGCAGCCAGCAACGGGTTGTCGCCCCGGCTCCAAAACTTCCACCACGGACCCGCGTCCCACGACACGTCCGTCGCCAGGGTGATGCGCCAATAGACCTGCCCGCCGCGCTTGCAGCGCTGGCACTGCGCGACCCGCGTGGGCGACTCTGAGCGATCCACCTGCCCCCAGGCAATGAGGATGTCGGCATTCTGTGGACGCTCGATCAACGCCACCAACCGCTTCATGGCGACATTCCATTCCTGGGCCGCACGATGGACGAGTTTCATCACCCTCGCGCCGGACAGCGACGAGGGGATGGAAAACGCGTCAACACTGTAGGCCAGGACGTCCATGAGGGTTATTTGTGCAGAACCAGCCCAAATCCGCTCTTGGTGCTCTGGTTGGTGATCTGGACGAGGAAATCGTTGCCGTTCTCGCGATGGATGAAGAAATCAGTGTCCAGCGTGAGCGCCGCCATATCGTGCGCCTGCGTCCCGGCGTCGGCCTTGACCTGCGTCAACACAGTCAACACCGAACCCGGCTGGTCGAGCACATCGACGCCAAGAGCCAGTTCGTCCGCGGCATCCCATTTGTAAACGCCATCGATGTAAGTGTCGAAGGCACCGTGCGCGGTCGCACCTGCCGTGGAGAGAAGGATCTTGTAGGCGGTGATCGCATCGCCCGTGCCTCCCGTGAGGCTGGAAATATCGACCTCGACCCAGGTCCAGACGTTCGGCGTGCTCACCGCCGGAATGTTGAACGTGCGATCCCCACCGTTGTCGGTGAGCACCAGAGTCAGGTCGCCGGCCGCGACGGCCTCGGACACGTAGATCCACATGCCGACCGACTCATTGGCCTCGAGGTTGTCGCTGGACAGTGACGCGGTCACGCCGTCACCGGCCACACTGGTGGCAGGCCAGGCCAACTTGAGCGAGTTGCTGCCAATGCGGGCATAGGTGCTGCTTTGAGTATCCGTTGGAGCCACCCCGACTGTTACAGCCGAAAACTCGGCCGCCGGCGTGTCATCCATCCATGCCGTGGTCTCCGTGGAGCCGTTGGTCATGGTTGCAAATGGCACCAGCTTGATGTTGAGCGCGGCCGTGAGGGTATTCGCGGCCCCCAGATTGCCCCCGGAAGGATCCGTGGCCAGAACCTGGTCACCGTAGAGTTTCCCTGCCAGCACCACCCAGTTGTTGGCGTTGGCGTGGAGAATGACCTGCTGGTACTGCGACCCAAGCACCAACGTGCTGGCGCCGGAGATGGTCTCCGAGCCGGCCGCGTCCACGGTCACGGTGTTCGCGCTGGCGTCGGTTTTCGTGACGACCAGGTAAGGGTAGCGCTTGGAGCTCACCGGCGGCAGCGTGATGGTGGCCGCGGCCGCGCTGGCATTGACCAGCAGCGTGTGATCCTCCGGCTGGACCGAGTAGGACGCCTGAGTGACCGTCTTGGCGTTCGCGTTGTAGGCGAGGCCAGGACGAGAGTTGACGATGTTGGTAACCTGCCCGAAGGCAGCCGATGTGAGCCACAGCAGGGCCGCGGCAAGGAGTAGGGTATTGGTTTTCATGGGTGTGGGTGTTCTATAGGTTGATGTTGTTTGGAATTACCATGTCATTTTGTGGTCAAGGCCCGCTCGATCTTCGTCACGCTCTCGCGGATGTATTGGAGGTCGCGGTTTTGCAAGGCGGTGTCCTGCCGCAGCACAGAAATGCTTTCCGAGTGCGCCTTAATTTGCCCGCGCAGTTCAGAGCGGTCGGACATGCTTAGCTTGTCCGCTTCGACCAAGCTGCCGATCCGGCTCTCCTGCGTCGCCACCCATCCGCCCACGGTTGCTGCGCCGACCAGCAAACTGGCGATGCCGCCGATCAGCCAGCGGATTGTCTGGCGTAGAGCTTCGATTGCGGAGCTTTCGTCGTGGCTCATGGTGCGTTGCGGCGTCCAGCCGTGGTGAGGTTTACTGCAAGTAGGGGAGCAAAGGTTCCAAATCGGGAAGCGTTTCCTGAGCCTCGAACTCTGCGAGCGGCAGCGCGCCAAGCTCGCCGACCTCGCAGGGGGATTGCTGAATCTCGGTGATCTGCTTTACCACCTCCGCAAAATCCGGATGGTCAGGCGGCACACGACCACCGTGCGCGGCAATGACGGCGTTCACGGCCTCCTCACACGCAGTTACATGCGGAGTGAGCTTGCTCTTTATGCGAGCAATGGCGAGGCAGGTTTTGCCGCTGAACGACAAACGAACTTCCGTGGGCTTGCCTTCCTTGGAAATGGTGATGGGCTTCGACAGTTCAGCGAGTGCGGTGTAGAGGCGGTTGGCTTGGAGGTTGGTCATAGTGTCGGATTAGAGAGTTGCGAGCGCGGCGGCTTTGCCAGCCTCAAGAGCGGCGGCGATCTTCACAGGATCACCCCCGGCTGCAGCGGCGATTTCAGCACCAACTGGTTTCATGAGTTCAAGTAGTCGAGCCTCCGTCGCCCGAACCTCTTCATCAAGAATGTTGCTTAACAGCAAATCCGCATACTCCGTTGGGGTTAGCTGACTTCCGGCGGAGGTATTGTAGCGCTGTGCCAGTCGTTCAAGCGCCGCTTGTTGGGGGGAGGAGAGGGTCATAAAATTAAGATTGAGAAATAAGTCCGAGTGTTTGCAATGCTGTAATAAGGGTGTCCGTAGAGCTGCCCGTAGGGACGACCTGACGAGCAACGGGTGTGACGTTGTAGAACCCCAGGCCAACGGCGTCTGCTGTCACACGGGGCACGGGAGCGCCTGTTGTGACTGAGGCCGCCAAGTGGCAAGCCCCGCCTGCCACGCTGCCAGTGCCACCTGAAAGCGTCAGTGACGCTCCCGTTCCCGTGGTGACATTGTGAGCAGAAAGGTATTGAGCTGTTGGAGTTGTTGCATGTGTCTCACCCAAACCAAGGCTCGCTGCCGTCTTGCGTTTTAGCCATGTGTCAGCTATGAAGGTAGGAGCAAAAGCCAGATAACCGCCATTTACCAGCTCCGTTGAACCTATATTACGGACATTTAGATAACTATAACCGCCAACCTGAATTTGAACACTATAAACATACGCCAATATTCCAGAATTGTCTCGTCCCCGAATGTAGGAGGAAGTTCCATCGTCGCTGACAGAAAAGCAACTTGTGGAGTTCTTTTGGAGGTCGATTAGTTTACTAGATGCGCCGCTGGCCGTGTTGGTGACATTAGCCTTGATGAGTGTCGGCGAGCCACTCGTATTCCACGTTCCCGCAAGGTCGATCATGCTCGTGGCATTTGAGCCTGTGAGCGAGTAGCCAGTGGAGGCAAGGATGCCCGTATTCGCATTCGCCTGCGTGATCGTTTGCAGCGTTGTGAACACATTCGCCCCCAAAAGTGCCGCCGTGCCCGTCGCCGGGACGGTCAGGGTGTAACCGCCAAGGGCAATAGTGCCGCTGCCTGTGGTGGTGAAATTGCCGCCCAGATCGACGTTACCCGCCAGTTTGATCGAGCGCGAGGCATTGAGCACATCGAGCGTCAGTGTGCGGGCGGCGGTCAGCGCCACCGAGGACGTGAACCCAAGTGTGACATCGAACGCGGCGGAGGTATCCCGCAGGCCAAAACCTGTGATCCCGGCAATCGTTCCGCCAGTGATCGCGGCTATGCCGCTGGCGCCCGAAGATGGAATATAAAGTGGCATAGCAGGTGATGGTTAAGCGACGTTACAGGCAAACTTCTTCCCGGTGGTGGCGCAGAGCACCGACATCCGGCCCGACGGCAGAAAGCCCACAGGCGCTTCCCAATACCCGCCTGCCGGAATGTAAATCCCCTTGTCCGCAACAGCGACGGCGCCAAAGCGGATCCACATGGCTGTATCGCTGGTGTTCTGGAAATTGACGAAGGCCTTGGGCGTTTGGGAATCCGAATAAACATCCTGAGCAGTCCCACCCGAGGAGATAGTGCCTGAATAATCCTTCAAAACTCCATGTTGCGTGATCATTTTAATACCCTTTCTTCGTGCGGATTTTCGCCGGGAAGGTGTGCTTCCTGGCGTTGGTTTTTTCGATGTGCAGGCCCCTGGCCCGTTGGTAGCGCAGCGTCGCGTCCTCCTTCGAGGCCGATCCTAGCCAAAGCTGGCTGCCTTTGAGATTTTCCTCGCAGAACGCCACCACGGTGGCCTCCTCGGCAGGCAGGACCGGCAGTTCGGTGGTGCTGGCTAGCATCGCGGTCGTGATCGCGGTCGGCCACAGCCGGCGCTGGAACCGCACGGAATACACCGCATCAGGCTGCGGCCAGAGCCGCAGGATGTAGAGCGGAGTCCCGCCGCCGGTCAGACCGTTGAGTGACTCGACCCACCAGCGCTCCGGCGTGCCAATCTCAAATTTGAGCGCCTTGCTTTCGTCCGACCAGTCAGGAATGCCGTACTCCAGCATCTGGCTGCCGGTCTCCCAGAGCAGCATCACCTGGCCCTCGACAGCGTCCTCCAGGTAGCCAAGCTGGATCGCATCGCTGCGCACTTCCAGCGTCGTGGATCCCGTGGCGCCTTCGTGATGCACCATCAGCGTGTTCAGAGCCTGCAGCCGATTGTAGCGACTGCTATCGTTGCCGACGACCACCGTGCGGCCCAGGTAGGACGACTGGTCGGCCCAGGATGGCGCGAAGGCGATGGTGCGGCTGCCCGCCGTCACGGTGATGTCCTTGGTCACCGCGGCGGCCAGTCGTTCGACCTTGACCTCGGTGCGCCGATGGTCCGGCAGACCGGACACAAACTCGGCGAGACCCTCATTCACGGCCTGCACGAGCCAGCGCTGCTGCGTGCTCGACATGGACGCCGGCACCGTGGACAGGTTCCGCGAGCAGTCGGTAAGCAGTTCGGCGATGGTCATGACAATCAGCAGCAGCATGGTGGATTCACTTTTTCTTAATCTTCTTAGGCTTGGCAGCAGCCGAGTCTGAGGACTCCGGCGCCGTCGCCCCCGCGTCGGCTACCGGAGCCTCAGCCTCAACCAATGGCTCCATCGCTGGAGCCGTGGAAATTTCAGGAGCAGGCACAATCGGCCCTGGCGCCGCCTGCCGCGCTTCTTCTTCGGTCGCAAAAGTGGTGATGAGCGATACATCCGACTCCCACACTTGTGCCGTGCCCATGTAGCGACACGGATCGGACTCGTAATCGACGAGCATAAAGCCGATGCCATCCGCCGGCACGATGCTGACGCGGACGGTGTCTGGCAGTGGCACCACCGGCTTGCGTGGGGCAGGGGGCGCTTCCGGCTGCACCGGAGCAGCCACGGACTCGGCGACCTCGACCTCGACAAGCCGCACGACCGGGATCAAACCATAAATGCCCTTGGCCTGCTCGCCGAGCACCTTGTCGGCAACGCGATTGAACTCGTCCATGGGCAGAGGGCGCCCGTCATACGCCAGCACATTGCCATGCGCAAGACACCGCTTGAACCCGCGGATGGAAGGTACGCTGCGCGACACGCCAGCGAAATAAATGAGGCCTCGGACTTCTTTCATAGGGGGCAGGGAGAGTGTTTTAGAGAAAGGCGGTGGCGGCCGGACTTCGACCGCCACCGCGAATGGTTACGCATCGATGATGCCGGGATACATGATGGCGTGTTTGATCACAGCCACCCCAGGCTTGTTGCCGATGCGGTCCTCGCACAGGCATTGGCCGAACACTGACTCGATGTAGGTGTCCATGACGAAGTCACCGTTGTGACGCTGTTCCTGGCGCTGATTGCGCACGCTACCATAGCCACGGTAAGCAGCCTGACGGTAGAGGAACAGAGTGGCGCCGAGGGGCACACCCTTGGCGTTGCACAGCGTGACCAGCGAGCCGACACCATGAGTCACCGTGTGGACATTGCTGTCCCAGGTCACCTGGCCGACGGTCTGGTAGCGGACGCCGGAATCGGAGGCACCGAGACGAGCCGAAACGGTCAGCTTGTTGCCGTCGTTCGCGGAGCACTCGTAAATGGCCCACTTGCCCGGATCGGTCGCCGCGTTCGGAGGATTGCTGATGCGAACGTAGAACACGTTCTGCGTCGCTCCATCCTCGCCGAGGGCGGTCAGATCCCAGCAAACCTCGGAGGTCGCCGACAGCGTGTCCGCCGCACGGCTGCCCTGAGCAGGCCGCCACTGGTACTCATATTTGGGGAAGTACTTGAAGTATTTCTTCTTCGTCTTGGCCGCGGAGGTGGCGTTGCCGCCGCCTTTGATGTCGAACGTGGTGGTCGCACCGGTAATAGCTACACCGAGCAGCGCCTGCGGATTAAGAGGAGAACCCACGGCGCCCTCAATGTCGCCGCGTTTCGGCACATACTCCTTGATGACATGGCCATCCACAGACGCCACACCGCCGGACCAGAGTAGGTTGGCCACGCCACGGTCGAAACCATTTTGCAGGTTCAGACGGTAAACGGGATCCAGCTTGAGGCCATACGTGGCATTGTCGGTGGCCAGGACGACGGCACCCCAAATCGGATTGCCATTTTTGTCCTTGCCGACCTTGGCAGCCGTGCCGCCGAGAGGCTTGAGGATGGCGCCGCCCTTGATGATCTCGTCGTAGGTCAGGCCGTCCGACATGCTGATCAAATCCTGCGAGCCAGCCGTGTAGAAGTGGTTCGCCGAATTGGTCTTGTGCAGGAAGGTCATCTGCATGGAGTGGCTCTTGTACTTGCCGAGCCAGCGGCCGAGTTTGCGCGGGATGTGGCGCTTGATCTCGTTGCTGAGGCCCATGATCTCGGTGCCGCGCTTCGT